TATTTTTCTTTTTTAATTGTACTGATGTTTCATAAATAAACTCTTTATGAAACTTAACATTTGTATTGCGTAATATATTTCTTGCAACACATCCTGTTACGGCAGGAGAATATAGAGTATATCCAATATCATCTAATTTGTCTATACCATTTAATATCTCTGTTATAGCTATATCATCTCTTCCTATAAATACTCTTAAATAACTTGTGTCTGTCTCAAGTATAAAGTAGTCATAGTCAATAGTACATTTAAAATCTTCGGCAGAGTCAATTTGGAAAGCTGGTAATACATCAAATCCACATTGTCCTGCTATAGACCTTGCCATACTATAACTGTCGTTTTTATACATGTATCTTGATATATTATATACCCTGTTTTTAAAAGAATCATCTGACTCTTTTGGTAGTCTATCTATCCCAAGATATAATGCTACTTCATCTATGCTATTCCATATTCCAAATGACATTTTAATTCCTATTGATTTAGTATTTGAATTTTAGTTATGTCTTTAAAGGTATTGTTTATTTTTATATACATACCCTTTGTTCCAATATATTGCCCATTTATTTTTATGTATATATTACTCTTTGGAACTTCATCATACTCAGCAATTGTATTTTTATATCCATATATTTCATTTGCATTAATAAATACAGGTCTTGACTCTTCTTTTCTATCTTTTGGAATCCATATATCTTTATATAGCCCATTTAATATTTGCTCTAGTCCACCAGCTCTAATCATAACAGAATTTGTAATATTAGGAGGAATAAAAATATTTAGAACTTCATTTTCTACAACTCTTAAGCCGCCATCTTCTGCTATCCAGACTGAGTGTATTGGATATGCTGTATCCATATTACACCTCTCGCATATCTATAACCCCAAACTTATGACTACCAAGTCCATCATCTACTCCATATGCTAAAAGTCCTTCATCTAGTGTTGTTGCAGATGTGGCATATAGAGCTACTACGTTTTTATTAGATCCTAGTGCATCTGTTATGGTTTTTACTCTTTGCTCTGACTCACAATAAGCATAGATACCTTGATCCGTCCCTATAAATACTGTATTAAGTCCCGTAGCCAATGTGTTTGATGTAGTACCTAATGGAGATGTTGTGTCATATTCCAATCTGGCTACAAAAGTATAAGGTATTGTATTAGAACTTACTACGTAACATGACTGATCTGAAAATGCTCCATATACTGCTGAACCTGGAATCTGAAAACTTGCAGCTAAAGACATAGATTCGCCTACCAATTTGAAGACATATAAGCCGTTGGCTACAATTATACAATATTCTCCTTGCCATGATATGTGCTGTGGCTGGGTAGTAAGTGGAGAAGGCATTGATAGTTTTACGAGAGTATCGCCTGATCTTCTGTAAAAACAGACGTGAGGTGCAGAATTGCAGCTTACCACTAAATAGTCCCCGTGCCACGCATTCCTTTGTGATGGGCCAGTTGCAGAAGGAGGATTGCTTAATTTAACTAGATCATCACCTACTCTTTTAAAAAGATGAATATATGGGGCTGCGCCAGTACTTAAAGTTAAGTAATCTCCACTCCAAGAACACCCATATCCTGTTGTGCCTAAAGATGCTACTGTTAGTGTACATTTTACAAGACTATTACCATCTCTTCTATATAATGCTATATATGGTGCGCCATTAGTTCCTAAAGCTAAATAAGCTCCATCTTCACTCCATCCCATCCCATAAAAGAATGATTCTGGAGGAGTTGGATCTGCTAGCTTAATTAGTGAATCTCCGCTACGCATATAAAAGTTAATATAAGGCGAAGAATTTAAACTAATCGCAATGTAATCTCCCCATACTGCTAATTCACCCTGAGCCTGGCCAGTTGTCAATGTAGCTGGAGAAGGCAATCTTATAAACTTACCACTAGGAAGTCTTTTAAATAAAGTTAATGTAGTTGAGTCACCAGATACTATTACCATATCACCAATAGTAGCAATAGCGTTTGGTGCAGAAGCACTGTTTAATGAGGTGAATGCAGCATACGAACCTACAACACATGTATTGCCAGTATGATACCCTGTCAAGGCATATTCTCCAGCACCCCCAACACCTATAAAGATATTGTTTACAAATGAGATTGATTTTGTCTGAGCTTGTACTTTTGGGGTTGATAGTTTAGTAAGAGTATCCCCATCTCTTCTGTATAGTGTAATATTGTATCCGGAAGTTCCACAGCCAATATATAAATAATCTCCATACCAAGTTGCCTTAAATGGCACTGCAGACATCCCAGTAGAGACTGTTGTTTTTGTTAGCGAATCTCCTATCTTTTTATAAAAATCAATATAAGGATTTGAAGATTTAATTATAACTAAATAAGTTCCGCTGCTATCGAATCGTGCTTGTATTGTATTTACACCAGATGCTTCAGGGTCTGCTAGTTTAGATAAAGAATCACCAGTTCTTTTATAAACATTTAAATATGGCGTAGCTGTACATGATACAACTAACATATCTCCAGACCAAGAGCATGCTGTTGCAGCACTTGATACAGCAGGTGGGTCGCTAAGCTTGGTTATTGTATCACCATCTCTCTTATATATTGTAAGGTATGGGCTAATACTTGAATTAACAACTGCTAGGTAAGTACCAGTTCCATCCCAATCACATTCTAGAGTTGTGGCTGGAGGGCTTTCTACTGTTAGCTTTAATAGAGAATCTCCTACACGTTTATACACAGTTAGGTAAGGAGCTCCAGTGGTACATACTGCAAGATAGTCACCCTTCCAAGACATGCCTTTTACTTCACTTTCTACAGGCTCATCAATAGGGTATTGTAGAAAATACCCTTCAGCTTCCCATTTAGTCAAAGTAATAAATGGGGTTGTTTCCCAACCTAAAACGGCATAATCTCCTGAAGATGCCGTAGCATTGCCACCAGTTCCAATTTGTATAAATGGCAATTCTTGTACTAAGGTCTCATTTGTTTTTAAATTAGATGTTGGTCTGCAATGTCCAAGACTCCAATCTCCAGAGGGTCTTCCATGTATATATGCCTGATTCCCATTTATAAAATATATATGCAAGTTATCAATACATACTTTATGACAGTCTAAAGCAGTCATTTTATAGGCAGTAGTTGTATTTGGAAAATAATCAATTCCTGCGTCTGTAGATAGTACCATATATGTACTTATTGCGGCTAATGATCTAACATTATTGCTTTGTATAGATGGGGTTGTGCTTGTAGTATACTGCTGGACTAAATCTGCTGTCCTATCTCCGCCTGTAGCTATGGATGACAAAGGAAGTTTGTATACACCTGAAACTGAAGTGCTTAGATATATAGCATTGTCATTTACATCTCCGCATGTAACATTTGATAAAGATGCATATGCAATTTTTACTTTATCAGAAAGCCTATGTACATCTACTCCTGATTCTGTGAAATGATATATATTTCCATTGTATTCTGTTATATGTTTTACTGTATTTCCTAAAAGATTTAATTGCATGTTCTATCCTATGTTAGTAAGTGATGTGCGTTAAAAAATGTGACATATTTCGCCTGCAGATCCACCTGTTAGTGTTCCTACTCGTTCGTTTATTTCTCCGAAAACTACCCCTTGCTGTACGCTATTCTCTGTTGGCATACCTGATACAAACTTATGGAAAACTACAGTATTGTATCCTATCCCGAATTTGATAGTTTTATCTGGAATCAATACCTTAAATCCTTCTGCTGCCCATTGCGCCATGTTATCCCTTCCTTACTGCTAACCTAATACTGTTAGCTGTAGGTCCAATAACCCAAATTATGTATTCGTCAGTTCCACACATTACAGTATCAAACTGTGAGCCAAAGTCATTAGTTGTTAGCCATAGGTCACACAGCTGAGAAACATATCCGCCTAAGTGTCCGTGCTGTGCGTAAATAAAACCAAACTCAAACATCGCATGCTTAAAGTTTACTTTTGTATCGTCACACACAATAGTAGTGGCCGGTATTGTTATACCGCGAAAAGTTGTTCCATAACAATTAGCAATTATTGGCTCTACATATGAATTGGCTGTAACTTCAGCACCTAAATTATTTAATCTTCTGCACTCCATATTACTTCCATTGTAAGCAGACATAAATAGAAATGGAGGAAATCCGTTTTCTACAGTATCCCAAGGTGAAAGTCTTGTTCTTTCTAAAATACCATTCGGACTAAAATAAGTATTCCCATATACTCCTGACTGGAATGAGTACATAATGCAGTGGCGCTCAGAAGCGGATATATCTAACCTTCCGCCTGAGGTTACGTTAACCCTCTGCGCTTGTCCGGTGCTGTTTGATGTGGACGCAAGGTTTGTGCCTGTATGAGTTGTTTCATTCCATAACTCATATACTTTTGTCATTATATATCCAGCTGAATTTGTGTCTATTACCAAGTATTTGAATTGATTTGCATTATCTGCTACAGGAGCTTTTAGACATTTAGCATTTGTTCCTGCGGCATTGTCATGAAGAGTCCAGCCTGCAACTCTTACGCTAGCATTTATGACAGTATTGACCTTATCACAGTTAGCAGATAAGTTATTTACATTGGTTTCGCCAGTCAGTATAGCTACTACATCTGATAAAATATTTGCTGCTGTAGAACTGGCACTATAAAAATACGAAGTATACATATTATCCTTTCCTTACCATAAATCTATTTGTTGTTGCATCTGCCCATACAATATATTCATTCCCATTATATACAATAATATCTAATTTATGAGTGCCAGCGTTATTTGTTACTAGATAGATATCGCACAGCATGCTTATATCTCCCCCGTAGTGTCCTATTGTCTTATTGGAACAATAGAATGGGGCCATTACATGTTCGGTAATAAACTTGTTGGCAGTACATGTTCTCAGCTCAGGAATTCCTGTGGAAAATGGATTGCTTAGCGTTACTGATGCTGATGAGGAGGTCACGTCTCCATTTATCCCTAAAATTCTACACTCACTTGCACTATTTCCCTGCGCATAATAAAGAGCAGGTAAATACCCGTTTTCTACAGTATCCCAAGGTGAAAGTCTTGTTCTTTCGAAGATGCCATTCGGACACGTAGCCCCGACACAGCCCCAGTAACCATTCGATATTCCATAGAAGAACATGTGTCTTATAGAGGCAGATATCTCAATCCTTCCTGGATATGCTGCACTCCACGGCTGACTATATGAGGTACTATTGCTGTCCGTAGCTATATTTGTTCCTGTATGTGTTACATCATTCCAAGTTTCATATAATTTAGTCATTAAATATCCGGCACTATTCGTGTCGATTACGACATATTTAAACTGTGAAGGGTTATCTCTTATAGGAGCTTTTAAGCATTTTGCATTTGTTCCTGCACTGGCATCATGGATGGTCCATCCTGCAACTCTTGCTGAAACATTTATATCTGTCAATGTTTTATTGCATGAGGCAGACAGGTTATTTTTATCTGTTTCTCCTGTTAGTAATGCTACAACATCATTTAGCAAGTTTGCTGCTGTTATTCCTGTATTATAAACATAAGAGGTATACATGTATCTTCCTTATAATTGTATAGTTATGAGCAGTGTAACCTTTTTTATTCCTGTTACACTTGATACCTCAAATTCTAGTATATCATCTGCAACCAAGGCTGTATTCCATCCTGTTAAGTTTGTACTCTTATTTATTCTAGAATTTGAAAGAGTAGGTCCGCCTGATGTTATAATTGAAGCTGTGGTTGGAAAGTTTCCATAAGTACATTTTTTTATATCAAAAGAAATGGATCCAAGCTGATGAGATATTAATTCCCAACTTATTATTGTTGCCGCCTCTGGTATAGCCCTATATCCTTTGCTTCCAGTTGTTACATCTCCAGTCCCTGCATCAATTGTTATTCCAATTTGTTTTGTTATAACTGAACCAGCCATCATTGCATCTAATGTCTCCATTGCCTTTTGAACTGTATCATCAGCTATGGAAAGATATTGATTGAAATTCCCTGTATTGAGTGTAATGTCAGTAGCTGGAATTTGTTGCACATAGACATCTTCAGAAGGTATGATCCATATTGTCCCATCTGGAACTCCTGAAGGAGCAACTGTTTGAGCATATATTCCATTGCCTGGAGACCAATTTGTTCCATCCCAAGTTAGAGGCTGTCTTGGAAAAGGAGTGATTGTTGATGTATCTACATCTGCTATATCATCTATTGAATTTATTGTGATGGTTTTGATTTTTGTTATATTGTTTATTTCGTCATCTGTTATTTCAAAACCTTCGAATTCTAGATTATCTCTTTGTGGTAATGGGCTTCCAGTAGCTAAGATTGAATGGCCTGTACTTAATGCATCTAGTGTGGTTAATGCTTTTTGAAATGTATCATCTGCTGGAGATAGGTTTTTGCTAAATCCTGTAGCATCTAACAGAAGTCTTGGATCTGCATTTGTTACATATTTGTTTAATGCTGATGGACTTCCATATGTTCCCTCTAGTGCATTTACTTGATTTGCTGTTACTATAGGAGTGGTAGATCCTGCGCTTTCTAAAACTAGAATTCTGTCACTTAATGTTTTGAGGATTAATGCAATCTGACTGTTGTTTGTAGAGTCAAGACTTACACCAAATTCATTTAAAACATTTACTAATTCCTCTTGTATAACATTAAGCCATTCTGCCGTTATAAGAGTTCCACCAGTTTTAGTTATTTTATTTATATTTTTAAATAAACCATCTGTAGTACTTACTCTTTGCATTTATCCCTCGATGTATTTTATTCAGGCCAAGTTATGGCATCCAATTCTTCTTTAGTTGTTATTAAATCTATTTGGTCTAAAAGCTTTTGTTGTATTCCCAATATCATGCCTGAAGCTGCTCTAAACGCATTTGCATTCTCCATTATTTTTGTTACCAAATCAGCTTTTGTTATATTCCTATATATTGCTAGCTGATCTATGAATGGAGTATTAGCAGTATTGTCTGATAGATATTTTGCTGCTTCTTCAAGCTGTATCGCCCATGTCAGTCTTTCTCCTAGCACATATGGGTTTGCTATCTGCTCTAGCCTATTTGCACCCTCAGTTCTTATTTCTTGTATTTTATTTTGAGTTAATTGCTCAAGTGTTAATTCTGGCTGTGGCTCAGGTATAGCAAATTGCTTGACAATCCATTGTCCATTTTCAAAAACTAAATATTCTGTTTCTATATTATATTCTGGCACTTCTATTGTTGTAGCAAAAGCTGGTACAATAAAAGCTTCAGGATCTAGCGGAGAAATATCTGCCTCGCTAGATCCTGAATATATATTAGTAGTTGGATTATAATTATATATCTTCATAACTTCCCTTTAATATTTTATACAAGCAAGTAGTGTAACGTTTCTAGGTCGTGTCTCAGTACCCATGCCAGTACCAGCATTTGCCACTCTATCATCAAGATTTGTACCATCGCTATTTAGTACATATCCACCATATGTAGTAGGATAATATCCCCCACTTGTAACTGCTAAGTCGTGATAGTGAGTACCAACTAATGCAGATTGTGCCGATCCAAATGCTCGTCCACTATCTACTCCTCTTGCATCGTCATAGCCCCTAATAAACTCTCCCCGTAGATCAGGGACTGTAAAGTTTGTTGCTGTGACTCCACCGAAAGGACAGGTATATAATGTATGTGTGCCTGATTGAGACTGCCCTTGTGTACTGATTGGAGTACCAGCTAATGCATTTGAATAACTTGTTGCTAGCCTAAAGGTATCAGTACTTACATAAATTGCATAGTATGTAGTATTTGCTGATATACTAGTTGGCAATGCTCCTGTTGTTGTTAGGTATACTGCATCGCCAGTGACAAATCCGTGTGCAGTAAAGGTCAAAACACAAGGATTTGCTAGTGTTAAAGTAACTGTCCCTTTTGTTGTTGTTATGGCTGCGAATAGATCTGCATATGTTGTCCTAGAGATAGATGCTCCATTGCATTTTAGGAATCCTGGAGGTGCTGTTTTGGCCGCAACATGCACAACAGTTCCAGCAGGAACGCTACGAACCCAGCTTCTTGTTCCAGCAGCAGTAGAGGAAAGAACATATCCATCTACAGAAGGGTTACCCAACGCAGCCTCAAAAGAGGTAGAGTGTAATCCGTCTAACATATCTGCATTAAGATTGGTTACTTTAGTTGTATTGGTTGTTATTATAGTTTTGCTATTAAGATCTAAATCATGACTAATATAGAAGTTTGTTCCATTATATCCAAAGTAAACATTGCCTGCATTACCGTAATAGCAGTATCCTTGCGTTGGTGCTGCTGTTCTTGCAATAGTTAGATCTCCTGCTCCTCCAAATGCATAATCGCCAACACCAAATGTTCCTGTTACCTGAGCATTACCTGTTAGCTTTGTATTACCGCTTACTTGAAGTACATTGGAGCCATCGTCAGTTGCGGTCCCGATTAGAAATTTGCCACCAGAAGAAATTCTTGCTCGCTCTCCCCATGAAGTACCATTATATGACCAAAAGGCTAATGCTGATGCTGATGCTGTTGTGTTTGCAAGAATTACAGATGTTTGTGAAGCCGATAAGTATCCAATGCTGACACCTTTATTCCCAGATGCATCAGTGAATTTGGCTAGATTATACCAACCACCTCCTGAATCTACTCCATTTTGCAACATTGTAAGTGGTCCATCTCCAGCACCTGGGGTACACCATAAGCCGATCTTGTCTGCCTTGAATTGAGCTACCCAGCCAAAGGCAGAATTGTAAAGCCCTATAGTGTCAGCTGAGGCTGTTACACTACCAATAAATAAACTTTCGCTACTACTTAGCCATACACCGCCCTGACCATTAGCATCACCTGTACGCATGCGCCCAGTAACTGCAAAATCTATACTAGTACCACCTGTACCAAGTATGTTTGCACTTCCAGATACTTGTAGCTTATTTACACCATTGTCTGTAGCTGTTCCTACAAGAAAATTGCCAGTTATTCCTGTAACAATTTTAGAGCCATCCAATTGTAACGGCTTGTATTGAGAGAGATCCCGATCATAAGATACGAGATATCCTATACCTCCTGTATACTGGAGTTCAGTTCCAACTCCTGTTGTTAGGGTTGTATTCCCTTGTGCTCTAATGCCATTGGCGACAGTTACACACCCACCTTTTTGGGTTATTCCAATTTGGAATGAACCAGGCCCCCCATCATAAAGAGAAAAACTACCATCCGAATTTCCATTAAGGGCGAATCGTGGGCTTGTACCATTCCCTATAACAAATGAAGTTTGTCCATCAGTTTGAGTTATTCCAAGTTTAGCAGCAGTTGAATGTAATGCAGCAGCTCCATTAAGGCCTAAGCTAGCAAACTGTGGTGTAGCAGCAGTGTGTATACTTTGAGGTAAGCTTAGTGTGACGGCACCTGTAGAAGCTGAGACGTTTACTTGGTTTGCTGTTCCCGTTAAAGATGTAACTGCTGTTGTTAGATATGTATTTGTATCTAATGTCCAAGTGTCTGCTGCTGTCTTCTTAAGAAGTCCGCTTGTCCCAGCTATTGCAGCTATTGCAGTTAGATCTGCGTCTAAGGGTTGCTTATTTCCAAGTTGAGTTTGAATCGCTGATGTTACACCGTCTAAGTAACCTACCTCTGTCATCGTTACTGCAGCCGGCCAGTCTGAGTGAGATCCTGTTGTATGTGCAGTTGGTGTCCTTGCATCAGATAATCTAGAATCATTTCCCTGACAGAATGTTCCTGCACCAGTACCAAAGGATCCAGTGGTAAGAACACCAGAGGTTGTAGTTATAATTGGCAAGCTTGCAGTAGTGCCTATTGCACCTGCATTAGTGATATTGCCATGTGTATGAGATGTAGGAGTACGGGCATCGCTTAGTCTACTATCATTTCCAACACATGCTGTTGTTCCAGTAGTGCCATAAGATACCGAAACCGTCCCTGTTGCTACACTTAATCCTGTTCCTACTCTTAAGTGCCCTGCATTTGTTGCATCTCCATATCCATAAGTAGATGCATTGACTGCATGTGAAATAGGCGCTGCATCATTTGCTATTTCTGCGTTAACAAATGCGGTAGTTGCAAGTTGGGTTGTACTTGTTCCAGTGGCCGCTGTTGGGGCAGCTGGAGTCCCTGTGAATGTAGGAGATGCTATTGGTGCTCTACTTGTATCTGTTGGATGGACATGATCAGCCCTTGCAACTGTTGTAGATGTACCTATAGCTACAGAGCCATCCATTGAAGGATTTGTAGAAGATAAGGCTGTTATAGAGTTAAATGAAGTCCCAGATACTGCTGCAGGGAATGTTGCATTCTTATTTTCATCTACACTAAATATTCTTCTTTTTGCCATAGGGTAACCACCCCATAGCTGTATGTTATATATATTTATATTTTTAGAACGATAAGAGCCATTCCACGAAGGAATAAATACAACAGAAACTTCATGGAAATGTGTTCCAAGTATACCAGTTGGATGAAATGGTATTGTGTCAAATGGTAAATATGCATGCCCTGGCCATTGGTTGATTGTTGCAGTCGATGAAGTGTGCTGTGTGTATGTCCCACTATCATGTTTTTTGTATATGTGTATTTGTGATGCATGACCATTAGAGCTAAAATATGAATATAGTGCATTTAAATATACATAAGATGTAGCCCTAAATCTTACTCTAAAATATGCAGTTCCGTATGGAATTACTAAGTTGGAGCCGGAATCACCACCAACCAATCGTCTTTTATTTGTATCATCTACAGAATAAGTAGACCAGGTAGTCCCATCAGTTGAAGTTTCAATAAATAGATTAGCTATATCATGAAATTCTGTTTTATTATTAAACTGAGTTTCAAATAATCCCATCTCTGCTATAGAAGGGTCGCCAAGGTTTGAGCTTGGATATCCAGAACTTGTCTTAACTTTCAAATGACGCATTGATATAATACTATCTTGAAGTTCAGTTTCAGTATAGTATCTTCCATCATGAGTATGTGAATCATCTACTACTGTAGCAGTAAGTGTTCCATTCCCTAAATCTGTAAGAGTTACAGATCCAGTTAAATCACCGCCAAGTGTGATTACAGGATCTGGTTTATTAGTTACGTTTGTCCAGTCTAGATAATAACTACCTTCTTGACCATCCAATTTATCTGCATTAAGATTTGCCACGAGCGTATTTGAGGTTATCCCTAGTGGCGCTGTGCCACTAGGGACTCCAGTTATATCGACTGGCTTGAAAAACTTAGACATATTTTTAACCTCCAGTTATTTTTATCCTATAACAATAACTCTGAATTGATTGCTGGTGGGAGCTGTTGCAAATATAATTTTTACATTATTTGCATCAACAGTCTGGATGTCTGGGAAGACATAATCATAAGTGGAAGCAACATGTTTTACCTGAACAATAACATCAGTAGAGTTTAAGTTATGAGTTACTGTAAATTCAGTTAAAGCACCATTGCCTATTGATGTTGCGTACTTAGAGGTATATGTTCCTGTATGAGTGTGAGAAGGTAAATCTCCTGCTGTGACAGCAGTATTGCCTGATACACGACCATAACTATCTATAGTAATTTTAACAAAGCTTGAGCCAGCGCCCTGTGTTACAGTTGCTAAATCAATTGAGTCTGCATTAGCTACGATTCTTCCTGCTGTTCCAACAACATCTATTTGATTGCCTGTCTTAGTTAAGCCATTGCCAGCAGCAATTTGTCCTGCCCCTGAAGTTTGAGTAAATACAAGAGCAGTAGTATTTAAAGTTATTGGGTCATTTGTAGTTAAGGTATAGCCATTATCTCCATTTGCTGTACCTTCTGATATGAAGACAAACATACCAGCTTTAACTTCACTAGAAGCATCAGCATCAGCAACCCTTGTTAATACAGCAGTTGATCCATCTGCTCCTGTATCTGTTACATAATATATACCATTCTGCCATCCTTCTGACTGGTCTTTTAATAAAACCCTATCATTTAATGCAACTGCAACACCATCTATTGTTAACTGCCCTTTGGCTGTTGTTGTAAATGTATTGGCATTAAATGTTCCTGCAATGTTTGCTGTACTTGCAACTCTAGCCGATGTCTTGTATGATATGCCATTTACTCTAGCATCTAGTGTTTGTAGGTTAACTATGTCTAGAGATGCAGATGGATCGGACACTTGCGCCCTACCATTAGCATCGCGTATCACTAATGTACTGACAGTATTGCCTGAAGTTGCATTGTCTAGTTTAGTCTTATCTGCACCTGGCATAAATCCATCAACACCAGATGTAGCTAATCCAGGCATTGCGTGGACGTGATCAGCTCTTGCAACAGAAGAGGATGTACCTGTTACAGCAGATGCTCCTATAGTTTCTGCTGTAGGACTAACTGCTGCTCCTAATGGGTGAACGTGATCTTCTCTCGCATATTTTATCGCTGTTCCAACTGCCCCTGCTCCTCCAGCTAGTACAGTCCCTGGAGTAGCTGTTGCAGGATCTACCGTTGATGTTGAAACCCATGTAGTGCCATTGTATACAAATGTTTGATGCACAGTTGTATCATGATAAATTTGACCTTCTACTGGAGTAGAAGGTGCGGATGCTAGGTTTTGTATTCTAGCATTTTGTAACTCGTTTTTACTCAAATCTAAATTGTTTAAAAACTTAGGCATTATACACCCCTTACTTAATTAAGATAGGCCTTCCCTGAGAATGATGCTGAGAATCTTACAACTACTACATCGAGTGTAGTATATTCAATATCTCCAATCACACAGCTATTTGCGCTATCTACGACTGTGACTGATGGGTACTTGCTCAAAGTATGACTTATTACCCATGTATTTGTTGGAACCGATTGGTTCCATATAAATGACTTATCTCCTGTTGTTATATCATCAAGAGTAGCAACAGTTTTTAAATTACCTAATTCTCCTACTTTAAACTTATCGTCAGTTTCATCAAATATAATCATGTAATCAGGGGAATCTCCCCTGTCTACTTTTATACCAGCTTGTCCTTCTGCTACTCCTGTTCCTGCTTCACCATTATTAATTGTGACAATATTGTCTTCTATTAATAGATTTGTAGCATTTACATTAACTGCTGCTCCTTCTATTGTAAGACCATTCTCTATATTTATAGAATCAACAGTAAGAACTCCATTAATATTTACTGTTGGAGCTGTTATGTCTACTTGCTGTGTAGCACCTACCTGTACTTTTCCACCAACTCCCGTGGATTGTACATTTACTGAACTGTTTAATCCACTAGTTGAAAGCTCAACTCCATTTTCAGATATAACTTTTGATTCGCCTGCTCCTATTGTTTTTACAACAATAGACTGATCTCTGTCTGCCTTTATGTTTATGATATTAGCATCTGTACCAATTATAGGAGTATCACCTAAGTATAATGTATTTCCACTTAAATATATCTCATCTATATATGCTTTGCTAAATCTGTAAGCTGGAGAACCAAGATTCCTTGTAGCTGTTATATTTGGAAGAAGATCTCCAAATATATTTACATTCTTTACCTCTATGTCAGTATATCTATTTATTACAGTTCCAACACCTGATACTGCTATGGTTGTTATAGCCTGGTATAGTTGATCGTCTTGATCTGGGTCAAGAGGGATTCCTTGTCTGATTATTACATTTGCTATTTCTTCCTGAACTGTATTTAACCAATCTGTAGTTATTACAGTTCTTGTCTCTCCTGTCAAAGCATTCTTTAGCTGGAATAGTCCATCTGATGTATTTATCCTTTGCATTTATTCCTCTTTGCCGGCTATTGCAATTCCAGCTATTGCTAGTCCCGCTATAGCTAGGTCTAATAATTCATAAGACGTTTTAACTGCATCATTATCCAGTCTGATATTAGATATAGAATCATGTGTTATGATATATCCATTATCTGTATTATAGTAATATGTGTTGTATGCATTTGCTATTTTATAGCTATCCAACATAAGGTCTTTTGATGATGAGAATTTGTATAGAACTGAATTTTCTGTGATTTGAAAATCTTCTACGTCAGGATCCATATATGTAGGAAATGTCGAAAAGGAATAATTATCTATAAAATATGTATTCTCTGTTATATCTGTACTGTATACATCTATTGTATTCTCTCCATATTGATCTATACTTGATAAATCTTTTGTAAATAATGGCTCTAAGTTCTTTTTGCCTATAAATATTGGAAGAGTTGATCTCTTAGCTCCAGAAGTTTCAAAAATTATTAAAGCACTATTGTTTACAAATAAATCTTCATATGGGATTTCTATTTTGTTGTCTTCGATTCCCTCTTTATATAGGTCAAGTAACATATCTGACATGTATAAATCCCCATTGATATAGATATGCATCAACTCTATGTCATTTGTTTTACTTGAGGGAAATATGGTAAATGTTACCTTTTCACTATATTCATCAACCGTATACTTTACTTTTAATGATTGCTCTTTTGTTTTTAAAGCATCTATCTTTTTGTCAAATGTATAAGGGATAAGTAAAGGGTAGCAGTGAAGCTTGTTTTTTGATGTAATAATGTATACCAAATCATCATCGTAATCTATAAAGTGGTTATAAATTATTTCATCAGTTGGCATATTTAAATCTATTATATGCTCTATATCATATCCTTTTGGATAAGATATATCATCTGTCATTTTGCGATAGAATAATAGCTTCTTATTCTCTTTGTCTATATTGATTACAGTCTTATATTCATCAGCATATTCTCTATCAACAATATTGTTTTTCCATACTTCGATATCACCTGATACATATGGATATAGGTTTATTGTTACAGTATATTTATTTCCTATAGAATATATATTGTTGATGAAACTGTATACATACTCTGACTTATAATCTATGACCTCTTCTATTGATATAATTTCTGAAATCTTATTATTGCTTGTATCAAAGCCTTCTATGCAAATATATACAATATCATCACTATAGGCTAGTGCGAATTGGTCAAATCCAGAATCCAATTTTATAGTAACTTTACTATTGTTAATTGGCTTGTTTATTGCTACCTTTTTACCTTCATTTAACAATAAGGTTTCTGGGCTTATATCAATATTCTCTAATTTATCTTTGAGGATAACATCACACGGATATGAAAACCTTGTGAACTCTTTGTCAGTATACACTCCGTGTAATTTATATATATTTCTTGTGTATTTGCTGTATCCATACATTGAAGAAAGATGAACTGTATCTTCTTCTGGAATTGATGTTGAATTTAGACTAAACCTATTTACTGAATCAATTGAGTTGTTTGGAATTAAATTATAATCAAATCTAATGTGATAGTTTAAATTCTCATATTGTGCATTTAACTCGTTTGATGCGCATTGCAATAGTCTAAATATCAAAGATGAATCGTTTAGATATTTTAACATATTGGCACTTATTCCAAAGTAAGTGCCATAGTTAAATTTCGATATATTTTCTTTTGTTATCGCTGTAGGCTTGTAGTATACTATCATAATTATATATTCACTATTATGGCATCTGTTATTGGTTCTACAACTACTTTTTCTTGGTCAAAAATTGTTATAGAATCTATCTCATCAAGATTGACAGTTTCACTTTGTCTAAGTTCGTCAGTTCCTCTAAATGTTTTAAATACTGTTATATCTACATCAGCTATGTCACTACTCATGTTTAGTATAACTCTCTTTAAGTCTAATATATATAATTCTGATCCAGAAAAGTTATTTATGTATGACTCTAGCCCAGACTTGATCATTTTTGTAAACTGTACTGTATTTGTAACATTTGTAGTAGATATTAAGGATATATTTGCGCTTAAGGAAATGCCTATATAGTCTGGCTTTACCACATTAAAATCTACCCAAGGAGTTACGCAATTCTGCATTAAAGCAAGCTTGACACTTCCAATTACATCATCTGAGGTGATTGGTGTTATGCCTTGTACGTATGCTGTAAATGTCCCAGCTCCATCTTTTGCAGGATATACATATGCATCAGAAACACCTTTTACAGATCGAATTATATTCAATACGCCATCTAGATTAGATTGATTAACAAGCCTAAGATAGTTTTTAATTCTATATCTATAATCTTCATCAGACTCTTTAGGTCTACCTGTTATAATAGGCATAGTATTTGTAACTAGAAGTGACTTGCTTTTGTAGTCTGAGTAGTTTGTAAAAGAATGTTCTGTTAGCACATTTGATTGTATTATATCATTTGGTCCTTGGATCAATGATGCGGATACATAATATTCTATATATGATGCAGGGAGTATATATTCCTGGTCTAATACAAATCTTACTCCTGTTCCGGAAATAACTGTTCCTCTTGGTAAGATTATATCTTCATCATTATTTACTGCACCAAATGGTCTATCTCCTGTTGTGCTAAACTTAAGTGTTTTCATTGAAGAAGAGATATAAGGTTTCTGTGCTTGAATCCTTTCTATTCCAAAGAAATTACTTCCTATCTTGTCTAAGTGTGGGCCTACTGCAGAAGATATGCTATTGTTCTCAAAGTTTATATCTATCTTTAACTCTTGTTGATATGCTTCGTAAGCAAATGCTTGAGCAATCTGGTAAGCAGTTGTTCCTGGAACTATATTTGTAAGTCCAGTTCTGTCTGTAATTAATTGTATAATATTTTCTAATTTATTGTAGTAGCTTGCCAATTTATCACCTATATGAGTTTTGATTTAATTGATCTATTATTACTCTGAATCCTTGTGACTTTGTTAGACCTGAATTTATCTTTATAAATACTTGTGCAACTTTATTCTCAGATGCTAGAGTAATTACTTCAAAGTCACTATCAGAGAATAGCCCTCCAGCACGTAATGATTTTGATACATCAAATACAATACCTGACTTTGAGTTCTCTAGATTTTGATACATATATTTTTCTAATCCTGCACCTATATCGTCTAGAATAAAATCATCTCCTCTTGCAGAAACACGTCTTTCTCCAGTTTTTATAGTAGAGATATATTCATCATCTTCAAGAGATATATTTCCATTCTCTAGCACAAGATCATCTGATTCATCTGTTTTAAGGTCAATGATATATAGCATAATTATTTATTCTGCCCATCAATTTTGTCTTGAATGGTTTTTGTTAGTCCTTTATTTATTCCATATAGTGCTATTATTACTCCACCTAGCATCAATGGTATATCTGGTATTTCTAATTTTTTAAAGGCTATTACAGTACCCCATATAAAGTACATTATAATACAAATGAATCCGGTTATCCTGCAGAAGCTTGGATTCCCGTTGTCGGAAGTGAGCATTGATTTGAAAAATCCCATATTTAACCACCTTTATGTTTGTTAATTACTCTTTTGAAGGCTTAAGTCCTTCTAAAAATGCCCTTACCATTTTAGGATAATTAGGCTCTTTATATTCTAATACTGGAATTGGAGTATATGTTGTAGAAGGTATTGTTGTAAGTAATTCATCGTTAAATACCCAGAAGCCATTAATCCTAACATTGCTCGGAGTATCTGCTAAGTGTGATGGACCTTTTATTATAGTGCCGTGTTCACATATCAACATTCCATTTTGTACATGAGTAATATAGATTGCCTTATCTTGTATTAATAACTCTGCTGTACCTTTTAATGTTGAATACTTCCTCTCATCATTAGCAACTACAATTTTGCTCCCATCATCTATTTCTACATCTGGTTCTCTTGGTAATGTTATCATGGAATATTTACTCCCATTGCTATTGAAGAATTCTTATCCATAATCAATTCTTCATGGTTATTTGTTATGGAGAGAATAAATGCTGTAGTGAAAGCATTTTTGTGCAACACCTTTACTACATCACCTACATTTGGAAATCCATTCTGACTATAATGAGCTTTGCCAAAGAACAATGGCACTTCAGTAATTACTATATCTTCTTTTGGCATATGGACTTCATATTCTGTTCTATCTTTACTAACGTCTTTTATGACACCTTTCGTAATTTGAAAGGTGCTATTTGAATAGTCCTGAAGCTTTGATATAGAATCAGAATGTGATGCTATAGAATTTTGTAAATCTTGTATTGTTTTTGGTTCATAAAAACTCATTATGCTTTCCCCTTTTTACCCATAACAACATCTGGTGCCTCTATTATAACTGTATTTAGATAATCTTTGAAAGTGCTTGATACAGTCTCACTCTCGTCTATTTTTGCGGGAACTATATAAACATAGTCTCCAAGCGGAGCCCATTTCGGATAACTACTATTGCTTCTTCCTCCATTATAAAACATGTAAGTTAGGCTATATGTTACTTGAATTTTGTTTGGAGCATTTTTAAACTTTTCTTTATTTATCATTGATTTTGCTTGATCATAGCACAACCTAAGCTCTTTCATTCCTGCGTATATAATTCCATCTACATATTTTCCTGGATCAGATACAATTTGTGCTTTTGTTGGGACATATTTTATATCTTCTGTAGGATAATAGCTTATTGCATTGTCTATATGCTGAGTTGTTTTCCCTTTATATGTTGGCAATATTTGCATCAACCCTATAGCTCCAGCTTTACTTGTTGGGGGGTTAATACTATATCCTGACTCTTGCGCTATTGTTGCAGATATAAGTTTCCAGCTTAAATTCTGTCTTTTCTGCTCTCTTACTAGTATATTGAATGCATGCTGTGCATCTTTTTTAGAGTTTGCTTTGTGCAACATTCGTTTTAAATATTCAGCAGCCACGTTCTCACTAACAGAATTCATTTTTACATCTGAGATAAATGTTGTAGGAGTCATTAGGTCATTTTTAATCCTATTTTGCATTCCTGGCAATCCAGATCCATGACCTACACTTGCATGAACGTTGCTTGATCCAGCTCCCATATTAAATTCAGCATCAGAGTAGTATTCTTTCATTACATCTACAGCATTAGAAACTGTACGCTTGGCATTTACTATAACACCTTTTGTATGCATCCATAGATCATTGTTCTTATAACCCTCTAATCCTGACATCATAGTTCTACCCTTACTCCATAGTGGATGAACTATAATCGTATTATTTTTGGTTGCATATTTTACAGCTATAGTTTCAAGTGCTATTGGAATTAACTCTGTAACACTACCTATAATCATAGCTGGCCAAAAAGACTTTAGTGCTTTCCCTGCAAACTTTGCAGTTTTTGTTATAGTAGATATACCTTTATCTGCCGCACCTAATGCTGAAGGTATTCCTCTATTTTTTGCGAAATCCCCTATATGTTTTGCAAGAGTTGTTGCTGCAGCTTCACCTCTTATGATGGTAGCAAGCTTACCGGCTTGGCCAGGCGCTCCTTTTACTGCAACAGATGTTTTAGACCATGCATTTCTTGTTGCTTCCCATACACCCTTTAAATTATCTTTTATCTTATATTCTGCAATTGCGCTTTTGCTATTTTTTAAGATTCCTATATACATACCAAAGCGTACAGAATCCAGAGCGCCTTCCCATTCGAGTGACCTTCTGAAATAATCTTGGACCTCTATACTTTCTGAACGTGTTGTTGTCTCTTCTGGACCATCGCTATTGGAATGTTGCCTATCGTCAAAATAATGCTGTGCAAATGCTGATACTACTGCAACTCCAGCACCAGCTAGAAGGAGTATTGGGGCACCAACTCCTGTTGCAGCTATACCCGCCATTATACCCATACCAGCAAGTCCTATAGTACCATTTGCGCTGAATAAATGGTCAAAGAAGAATTTTCTTGCTACCTGTCCAGTTGTTAAATAAGCATCTCCATTTACATCACATACCATATTTGGGACTATATGTGTTGTGAAGCCCATTTCTGAATCAAATTTATGTATCACTGTTTCTACTTGAATCCATCCATACATCTTGTGAATTTCATCAAATACATAAACTTTATCATATGGCTCAATCTTTGGATTGCCTTTAATAATTAAAGTGCCACCATATAGTTTTTCAACGCCTTCTTTTAAAAGCCCTAGTGCATAAAACTTGGCAAGATCCTCGTCATCAGTAAAATCAATATTTGCATACTTTGTTATAACTGCACCAGGATCAATTGAAGCATCTGCTGCTTGAGTTATGACTCCAGCCTCACCATTATCATGTTCTTCTGCTTTTGTTGAATAGCTTACTACTACTGTATTCCATCCTCTACTTGGAGTCGATTTGATACCATTTACGATTATATGGTCATATGATGTTACAATATGCTGCTTCTGGAATGGAACCCTTGGTGCCATTTCATCTTTGTTTTTTATTGTATAGTCTGTTCCTAACTGTGCCATTTTAGATGCTAATGCAGCATTTTGAAACTTGTTTAATGATGATGGTTCTTTGCCAAGTTTAGCATCTTCTGCATCTTGCCTATCTTTTCCTGCTAAAAATGTTAACGCAGGAGCCATAGCCTGTATTGGATCATCTGTTCTCCAGTAATCAAAGTCAATAGGACCAAAATATAGTGTTGACCTATTACCATAAGGTCTTACGTCTAATGCGAATCCTGGATATAACCTCTGGATGTTTTGTAATACATTCCATATTGTCCGTTTAGCATTTACATTTAGGTTGAAACTTCTTCCGCCCCATCCACCATTCCAAATATCAACAGCATAAATATTATCGTCTACAGGGTTGTTGTCACCTTTATATGTCTCTCTTAAGATCTGTCCTATCTGCTGATCCGCCTTGTACGCGTTAAATGTATTTCCATTGAACCATCCTTGGATATCAGATAGTCTAGCGGCCATATTTACATTATTATTGAAGCTTACATTACTTAAAACTCTGCCACCTTCAACTTTTATAACGTCCGCCATTGGACCAGCTAAAGCATATGCTGTCATCCCTGCCATAATTGGGATCCCAGCTTTTGCTCCAAATACAAACTTTGAGAATGTTCTCCATCCTGCAAAATGAGCTATTGTTCCTATGCCAGTAGTTCCACCTAAAAATCCTGCAGCCTGGAAAGATGCTCTACCTAATTCTAGAATAGTATAATGCTTCTTGGAAAATCTTTCTAAGAAAGATCCGTACACTCTACCAAAGTGAACGACATTTGTGTTTGCCCTTAGCATCTGGCTTATAATATCAGCAAATGTTGGAGCTTTATATGTTGTTGTAGAGTTTACAGCAGGTACAGTTAGCTCTCTTCCGTCTCCATGACATTCTATGTCATAGATCCCTATATCTGGCCTACCATTTAGAGATACTATTGTCCCTATAAATACTGTATCTAATGCTCTAGGATCAGTATGATATCCTAGCTTTAGGCATATTCTCATTCCTTCTCTTAGAGGCGCACGTCCACGATCCCATTTCTTGGCATCTGGTGTATCTACCTTATCCATAGGCATAGCATATGATACGTCAAACTCAGCATTTCCACTTCTTACGGCATCTGGATTAAATAGTGGATTAGTTGTTATATACCTTGCATCTACTACAACCCGAGCCTTCATTATATGTAAAGGCGTATTCCTATCCCTTATAACCATTAGATCTTGAACTAATCTAAAATCATAATAGTCATCTAGAGAATAGAATCGTATCTCAGATGTATCTTCTGATATAATATATAACTTGAATGTAGGAAATGCATTCTCCATACCTTCGGTTGGAAGCCTACCTATTAGAAAGTCATCTCTAATCTTTCTTCCTGCATCTTGCATAGCTGGTGTATTTGCAGTATTTAGATTTTTTAATAGTTGTAGCTGACTCTCCATAGCATCTTTGGTCTGTTTCTCATCAAGGCCAAATCTGTTTTCCTCGAAATTAGTTCCATATAGTGTTACATCTCCAAGAGATGATCCTCCAGAATATATATCAGGCATCCCATATACAGCTCTATCAATTAAGCCAGGCTGGTATTTTATTGGACCGCCATGTTGCGCAGCTCTCTCTTTTTCTAACTCTGCATTTATATATGCTGGTGTTTGTGCAATACTTACAACTCCATTCTTTTTAAGGTGTTCAATTGTAGCATTTGGATTTCTCCTAAGTCCAGCATTTACCATATTTTCTGGAAGTGTATTATTGTTTGATGCAAACGGCCCTGCAACCTTAGCTGTTGCATTTTCCAATAACTCAGGATGGATTGCTCTCATTGGTGTTTCTGCTGGATCAGTTAGTGCTGACCCATCAGATGTTGTCATAAATAAGTTGTTTTGTGAACTGTTATAAATCCTTTGTATCTGCGGTACAGCAGTACCAGATGTTGTTGTATTTGTTGGAGTAACAGTATCTATAGATATTTGATTATTTACCCAATTTTCTCTTTTTTGATATGCTTCTGTAGTATAAGCTTGTGCATCTTCACCAAAAGCTCCTGTTAAACCCCATCCCGCCTGTAATGCTCTTCCTTGGAATGTTTTAAATGGATAGTTATGAGAATCAGTTGCATCTTGATGGTACTCTAATAATTGACCATTGTTTGTGCTTAAGAATTCACCATTTTCTCCATATATAGGCTCTCTTTTAGATACTGGATATGCAATCCCTTCTATGATAGATGTAGGGCTATTGTTATCTTTAATCTTCTGATATAGACCTCCCCACTGCTCTTGCATATATACAGAAGTCCAAGCCTCCCAGTCCTGAGTCGGACATACTGCATTAGCAACCTCAGACTGGAGCCTATTGAGCATAAGTCCTAAGCTCTTAAACCTATCGCTATAATACCAATCTCCTATGGTAGAAGACAAGAATGCTGAATGATGTACATATTTGTCAATATCTGGGAAATACCTATGAGCAGCCCAAGGCTTAACATTTTTTACATACTTAGACAAGTCTATCCCAGCTAATTCTTTTCTAACCTTTTCTCTTAACGCCTTTTCTTTTTCAACAAGATCTTTATGCTTTTTGTCTGCATTAACTTTATAATGGATAACTATGTCATTAGTAGTAAGAGCATTGTTGTCTCCATCATTTGGAACAAAATCTTTTGTTACTCGATACATCTTAAATTCATTAGGGTTAGAAAAAGGCCTTAGCTTAGCATAACTAGTAAACACCTCTTCTTTATTGCTAGCATTACATCTTAAAATTAGGATTGTTCCGTCTGATGCGAACTGATTTATGCTTGTCACGTATGGACCGAATATATTAAATATCTCTTTATCTGATTTTCCTTCAATCTCTTTCTTATATTGCATCAAAGATGGATATGATCCTACTCCGGCCCTAAAGATTTCACCGATTTTCCTTTCATCCATCCACCCTTTTGCATCTTTTAAGGCTCCAGATAACTCTACTCTATCCGTGTCTTTAATTATTCCTTGCCCAAATGGTCCATTTGTTTGGGTATATTTATATGTAAGATTCTCTATAAAATCTTTTACATCAGCATTTTTACCATATAATGCATCCCTCTTACCTTGTACTATAAAAAAGTTATCAGTAATGAACTTTTCACCTTCAGGCATACTTTTGGCGATCTTCATCAACTCTCTGTTGATAGTCTTTCTTGCATCTATATCCATTCCAGCAACATTTGCTCCCATTGGATTTGGTATACGATCAAGAATAGTGTCTAGATTTTTATCCTCTATTGCCTCTTTCCTAGCTTTATCTAAAACTGACTTTACTTCTGGGTTATCTGCGATTTTGACTATTCTGTTTAATCCCCAATAGTCATCAAACTCCATAGCTGAGTTATTATATATCAAGCCATATTCAAAAGATGATTTATTGAACTGTATATTGACATCAAACCAACCAGGATGTCCATCTAGAGAGGTTACTGCAACATCAGATATAGATGCTATATTTGCATCTAAGAAATTAGTTACAGAAGATTTGATCATGTATCTATCATCATAAAAACCATATTCGTTTTCTTTTATCTTTTCATGGAATGTTTTTAGTATCTTGTTTACATTCTCATTATTACTTGTTTTTATATTGATAGATATGCAGCCATTCCCAGGTCCTAAATATTGTGCTGTAGGATTAGGATATCCAGAAATAGGTTGCCAAGCAAAATTATTCCGATAAGAAACAGAAATGCTATGAGCTATTTCTGTTACACTAGATTTATCTACAGTATTTATAAAATCTTCAGGATCCCTAGCATCCTTAATCATTCCTTGAGGATCACCTTTTTTTGCATTTTTTTCTTTAATGAAGACTTCTTTTTCTGTTAATGTTTTGTCAACTTTAAGGATAGATATTAAAGATGGGTTTTTATCATCAACTGTATACTTGGATATATCCTTCTTTAGTTCTGCTTCAATTATTATATTATATGGTGAAACAGAGCTTTCTAGACGTAATGTGGGTTTGAAGATATGGTCGAGTGTTGCTCCATTGTCGTCGAACTTTGTCTGATTATACTCAAAGTATTCTAGCTTTCCTCCATCTGTATCCCTATAATATGGGAGATAGTTAAATAGAGAGAATTGCATAGAGCACCCCAACATATGTGGATGTCCTTCTATGGTATAAATGACATACTCATCCATTGTCACAGGTACGGCAAAGTGACTTTTGTATGGGCTTAACAGTGTTGATAGCTGGCTACTTGAATTATCTGTACCATCTGATGAAAGCTTATTCCATAGATCTCTAGACCATATAAGATTAAATGGACAAAACTTAAACTGAGTAAGTATCCTTTTAAGATCTGTATTTATTTTACTCTCTGGAAACACAACATTCATCTTGACAGCAATTCTGCTAACAGGAGATGCTAAAGGCTTAGACTCAAAACCTAATAGATCTATATTATTAGATGATCTAATCTGAGTAACAGTAAGATGTGTTGGAGGAATGTCTAACCAAACATCTCCTATCTTTACCTTATTTGCATATTCATCTTTTGTTAAGTCATAATCTAACTGTGACTTCTTAGTATTAAAAAGAGTATCATCATATATATATCTAGACTTGTCATTGAGCTTTTCATACTCATTTGCTTTTAGTAGTTTTCTAAAATCATCAGATGAATATATACCTTTCTTATTTTGCTGCGCTCTACCCCAAGCAACTTGATAGTCATCTGACCTTCCTGGAACCTGTGTTCTTGGGAGCTTGCTATATGGCCTAGTTATACCGTTTGATAATAGTAGATAGTCTACATCAGCTTTGTTCCCATCTTCGTCAACTATACGAAGAAATGCATCCTGTCGACCGTATTCGTCTCCCTTGATTGGATCAAATGATAAATGCTGACCATTATTGCTAGCTTCTTTTAATAATCTATATAATGCTGCTCCTTGTGATGCAGAAAAAGGTTCATCGGCAGATAATTCAAATGTATCAGATGCGGCTAAACGTATTTTAGTTTGAGAAACACCTGCACTATAGACTTCAATTGTATCACCGTCTATAATCCTTACGCTATCACCTATTCTTTGTCCCATTTTGTCATATATATCTAGTCTTACAATAGGCCTTTCTTCACCTAAGAAGATTCTAGCTATAGCATCATCCTCTCCAGATGGAGACATATATGCATTACTTTGAATAAATTTATCATAATAATCATATAGCTTATTTGTTAAGCTTAAAGAAAAAGCATTTGCTGTATTAGTAGGTATTGCCATTTTTATCCTTTATTACCCGCCATAGCGGTACATGTCTTGTTTATATGGATTGGAACCATCAGAAATGATAGTTGAAGAATTGTATCCCCTTAGACCGACTACACTATTTATATGTCCCATAAGAGTTTGAGAGTTTTCTCTGTAGTTTGTTAATAAGGATGATGACACATTTGAGCCATGTCCTCCATATATAGTGCTTCTTTCAGACATGCTATTATATTGTGTATTATGGAATGATGGATTATTATATGATGGTATATCATTTAACTCTCTTGGTGTTCCATCTCCTGTTACAAGGTTAAGAGCGGTAAATCCTAATAATGCTGCTCCAGCAGCTATTCCTGCCCTTTTAGGGGTTAAGTGTTTAGTCAGAAATGCAATTGTTTCATCTACTACTGGGAAGACTCTCGTTTCAGCCCTTCTTGTAGCTCTCATTGCTTCAGTCATGAAGATATCTTCACCTTTTGCTCTTCTTGTTGCAAGATTCATTAATTGGTCATTTAATAATCTTGTTACTTCTTCTTCGGCTACCTTATATCCATTTGGGCTATTTCTCTTTAGCTGTTCTCTAATGCTTTTTTCTATGAATTCAACACTGTCAGAGAAACCTTTACCTTTTAATGGCCTTTCAATAAAATCGAGATAGTGTGCATCAGATACTAATCCTGCCTCTTGTAACAGCTTGTTCTCTGTGAAATATTCTATATCTTTAGTTGCTTCATTAAATCTGGTTTTAAAAGCGTCAAGAGTTTCATCTTTCCTATTAAACCATCCTCTTTTATGTAGATTTTCTATTTCTGTATCTGATGCCCTTCGCCAGTTATTTTGCAAGTCATGAACTGTTAGAAGGTCATCCATTAGGCCACCCCTTTGTAATGCCTCTAGTCCTTTCTCATTTCCTGGCTTCCTAGCCTCCATTAAAGCCCATTCTCCAAGAGCATGAATCTCTCCTAATTGAGCGACACTTCTGGACATGGTTTCTGGAGTTATTTCTCCAATATTCTCAAATACTGCACCCATAGTTGCGAAATGCTTCATTTGAGCATCTGTTGCTGTTCTATCTAAAATAGCTTTAGCATGTTTGGATGAGATAATAGACTGTGGACCAGATTTTGGAATAAGGGTATCTATAAAATATTTTGCATGAGTATATGCTTCATCTGACAAGCCTTGCGTATTTGCTAATACATCTCTATAGTATGCAGTCTGACCCCATGCTCTTACGGTAGCTGAACCTGTTAAGCCTTTTGTTAAAAAGGATGCTCTTGACTGTTCTATCTCTAGGCTTTTCATAGCAGAAGCAAACTCGCCCTTATATCCTTCAGGGAGTGCTGTAAACATTCCTTGTTCTGGCTTTACTAATTTTTTGAGAACATTCCCCTCTTCTACTTGCTTCATTATCTTATATGCTTCTAAGTTCTCTTTCTCAAAATACTGCATGGCCATTTGTCTATTATTGCTTTGAATCATGGAGAATGCATGTATTGCGTCACCATCAGTATCTGCATTCATCAATGACTTTATGACATGTCCAGCAGCCATAGTCCTATCGTTACCTAATTCTGGAGCAACAAATCCGAGAGTCATTAGTGTAGATTTTGCGTAAATATTTGGGTAACGAGTTAGGTAGTCTACATTTGCATGTTTAAATATCAAGCTTTTTATTTTACCAAGTGCCTCTTCAGTTATTTGTCCAGTTTGATTTACGGCTAAATCTATTTCAGTCTGTATATTTTTCCATGCGCTTGCTGACTTATCAGCCATTTCGCTTGCTATCTTCATAGCATTGCCAGATTTTGATTCTTCAACAGCACTAGTAATTGCGTTTCCTGCTCCATATCTTTCGTTCAATACGTCAACTACGCTTTTAGTTTGCTCTTTTGCTATTGTTTGAGCATCTTCTATTTGTCTAGCCATAAATGACACATAGTCGTCTCTCGATCTTAATGTAAGACTTCCAACTACATTATCTAATCCTTCTGCTGTAGAGCCTTTCATTCTAGACAACCTCTTATGGGTATCCAATAAGAATTGGCTATCTACTAGTTTTTCATAACTTCTTCCTTCTATCTGAAGAGCAGAACTTCTCATAAAGCTAGAGTAGTCTTTCGCTGTCTGATCTAGTAATTCCTCTAAGGCTTTACCTTTTATAACTCCTGTATTGTCCTCTGCAGCCTCAGATAGTGCTCTAGCCATATTGTATGTAATTTCTTTAGCTGGAACATAAGATCCATCTTCTAGAGACTGTAATCCACCTATCCATTCTTGACTTGGTATGTAGAATAACCCATCACCTTGTTTTCCCTTAGTTTTTACAAAGTATCCGAATTTATTTTCATCTGACCCAAACAAAGAATTGAAAAATATATCAGGTGATTTAATTGCAGAAGATGCTTCTCTAGAAATTTGTAGATATGGAGAGCCAAGCTTTGCTCTTAGTTCATCTACTCCTAATGTTTCTATTTTTGCACCTATAGTTTTTTCAAACTCTTCAATAGCTGCAGCATCTAATTCATTTGAGGCAGACATTAGCATCATTCTTGTTTCTTGTGTTAGCTTTGTAGATCTCACCATATTTCTTGCAGACAATTCCTCAAGTGCCGTAGGCATATCTGCTGTATAAGATAAGTCTAATCCTGTGTGTCTATATATACCAGAACCTTTACCTAATGTCATAGCCTCAGCTTCATGGGCTGTCATATCTCCCATATAATTCATAAGCTGAAGATCTTCTGCATTTATTACTCCACTACTTATTGCATCCTGTATTTCCTTTGGAAGTAAGCCTACAGACCTTCCTATTATTTCATCTTTGGTATATTTAGACATTAAGTCTTGTGCTTTAAACGTTCTATTTAGAATCTTTACTGCTGTTTCACTTGATACGCCTGACCCTACATATGAACTTTTGCCAGAGAGGTGCGCCATCTGAGTTGCTGCTGCCATCTGCTGATATGCTATTGCCGCTTCGCCCAAATCATCAACCCTAGTGTATTGTAAAAGTCCTTTCCGTGCTGCATGTGTGATGTTAACAGATGTTCCAGTGTCGCCTATATTTGTATATTTCTTGAATGTATCTAAAAGTTCTCCTGTTGCAATTAAATCTGTGGCAGACTCAGTTAGATTACCAAGCGACATGCTTCTTAAAAAGGACAAATACTCTCCTCTGCCTTTGCCAAAAACATACTTTCCATCTTCTAGTTTTGGTATAACGTTTTTAAATAAGTCCCAAGACATCTCTCCTTCTGGGAGTATAGCAAGATTTCTAGAAGAAGCCAAGGCTCTTGCATGACGTAGCTCGTCTCCGGTCCTCCAAGTATAATCAAAATTAGGATTATCATATGCATCAACTAATGAACCTCTAGTCGTGCCGTATAATGTACCAACTTTTATCTGCTTATCTTCATACTCTGCAAATATCTTCCAGGGTTCTCCTGACTTCTTTCCTCTATTATACTCAATTGTTGCATTAATATGTTCTTTGCTCATCCTTAGATTATATGGTGCAGTTACTACTTCCATATCATCTGCTTTGCTTAATAGGTATTCTTGCTTTGTTCTTAAATTCTCGCCTCTTCTTTTCCTTCCCATGACTGATCCTTGAGGAAGCTTTATGAACATATCATCAACTGCTCTAAACTCTGGATCGCTTACCATTTTCTGAACAAGATTTGAAAACTCAGATACACTTCCGCCATCTCTACCTGTAACTAATTCGTCAAGGTATAGTGGTATTGTTTTGCCTACATTCATCCTTTTTACTTTTGGAGATATCATTATTGCTTCGCTACTGAATGGACTGATTTGCATTGGAACATTTATATGTCCTCTTTCAGCTATTTTAGCAATAGTCTCTTCTGCTCCCTCGATTGTAGGGAGTTCATACTGTGGTAGATTCCTGGATCTTGAACTAGTCCTATAATCCTTGTGTGTATGAACATAGCTTACTTTTTGGATATTGCCTGAATAGTAAAGCCCCTTTACAGATTTTAATGCTTCTGGAGCTGTTACATCTCCAACTGGACCAAAATAAGTTGTAGTAAAGTCTGCAGATTGAGACTGAGAAAGTGAACTAGACCAATGAGTTGCTATATTATGTAATTGATCAGCCTGAGGTTGTTTTGGTTTAGTCACAGGAACTATACTGTTTAGCTTCCTGCTAAACCTCCCCCAATATATCTTTTCTCTTCCTTCTCTTACACCTATAACATGCTCTGGATACATAACAGCCGTTTCTCTTGATGCATATTTCCCATCTTGTCCAAAATCGGCAGTATTTGTTCCTAAAATAGTGGATTGACCAGTTCTATGTGATGCAAATGGACTAAATCCTATTTGTTTACCTAGTGCTCCAATTTCTTCTGGGATATTCATTCCAGCAATTGGTAGGCTGTTCATCTGCTGGACTATGTTTGTTACCCTTTTAATAGAGTACGCCTGTCTCCTATATTCTTGACCAAGCTCTTCCACTGCTAAATTTAATATATCTCTGGCAGCAGTTTCGGCTCCTTTACCGCCTTTTGCAAGCCTATTGTAGTATTGGAACTTTCTTTCATCTGCAAATATTTGCATCATGTTTGCATTAGGATCAACGACAACAGATATCATTTTACCCTTTGTGTCCAATATAGCTTCGTCCATTAACTTAGCTACAGACGTAGATCCATCTTGATAGACCCATGATCCATTTATTTGTTTTGCAAATGGAATAGCATAACTTTCTCTTTGCCCAGTTTTGCCTACAACATCAAATGTTAAACTTGTTCCTCTGGTGCCAACATTTTTAATATGCAGATCTCTATCTAACCCCATCTTTTCAGCAAAGATATCTAGAAAGTCATTTGCTATAGGATTGCCATGAACATCTACAATCTCTCCTGCATTTTTGAATCCTATTCTGTTTGGAGATGCACCAGTTGCCTCATTAGTCCAATTATCAAGAGGGCTAAATTCATATCCTTTGAATTTTTCTGTAGAAGACTTTATTCTATCTTCTCTTAGAATTGTATTCACACTATGAGCAGTATTTTCTTTTCCTCTTATTGAGTTATAAGCTGTCTCAATTTCAGACTGTAAACGATCACGTTCAGGCTTTTTTACTGTAGATATTTTATTTAATACGGATTTGGTTTTATCTCTAAAACTTTGGTCTGTAGAGTATTTATATAAACCAAATCCTGCGGCTGTGACTGTTGTTAGTCCAACTAGCTGAGGAAATACTGAATCGTCATCATGATAAACATCATTGTACATTTATTACTCCATTAATAAGAGTCAGTTAAGATACCAAGAATATCTTGTGTTATACCTAGTGATAGATATGTATCTCTTTTGACAACTGAGTCATAGTGGTTTGTTTGAACGTTATTTTTAACAATAGGACTAGTAGATGCTGTAGGAAGACCAAAAGAATGGTTTATATTATCAGATGCCATCATGTATGGCAGAATTGATCCTATAGCATGTGAGGATGTACTATTTATAGATTTTAAATCAATAGATGCTGTAATAGCTGGACCATTATATGCAGCTACTCTGGCTCTATTCTCAAAAAATCCATAGTCTTCAATGTTTCTACCACCCTCTTTAAGTGTTAATAATTCTACATCTTCTATATCTACATCTGGTGACCAAATAGGACTCTCTGTATCGGGAATAGCATTTTCTTTAGAGAACTCTTGAATATACTTTGCCCTAATATAATCTCCAAGACTTGTTTCGCCACCAGTCTCTTTTAAATACTGGTCATATTCTTCTGTTGTTATATCCCAGCCTTCTGCCTGTTGCATTAAAGCATAACGCTCTTTTAGATCTTGTGGCGCATCTGGAGCACTTGCCTCTTTGCCCATCCAGATTGCTTTATAAATCCTTTTTGATGCATTAGGTAGATATTTATATATCTTGCCTCTTTTATCTGGATCAGGTTCGTTTGCAAATCTGCTATAATATGCTCTTTCGCTCTGTGGTAAAGCTGCTAATTCATCTCTTGTGTTTTCATCAGTTGGGTCTGCTCCTATCATAGTTGATCGCCACAAATTATGATAGTGCGATGCTAACTCTTCATCTCCAGATTCTGATGCCTCTACAGAGAGCATTTTATATTTAATATACTTTAGTACATCCCAATACTCTTGGTCTTTCCTTCGCTGAAGCGTAAATGATGGAGTCCAATCTACTCCTAAAAAGCGATGCATCTCTGTTGCAATGAATGGCTTTAATAGATGTTCAATAGGATGGCTCCATAGTTTTACTTCTCGGTTAAATACTTGATTGTATATATAGTGCTCTAGATAATCTTTCTTTGGTAGTAGTTTTATTGCAGCATATGACTCTTCTGGAACTAAGAAGTTCCAATATCTTGCCATAGCTCTTCCACCAAACCCTATCTCATCCTGCTGCATATTGTATTTAGATATATTACCGGTATTGGCTCTTGCTGCTCCAGCCTCTAGTAACTCTCTATTTAAGTCACCTACAACAGCTTCTATACCACCATCAGTATTTATTAGTTGGTCAAAATCTGCAACCTCCATATTGATATTTGATCCAACCTGCATATACTCTGCTATAATTTCATGGGTTCTCTCTTGAATCTTTCTTACATCATCAGATAGGGATTTAGCATCATAATACTTCTTTTGTTCCAATAGTGTGTATCTAATATCTTCTTCTTTTAAAGATACTCCAGCTAATTTAAACTGCCTATTCCCATATGCCTGTAATGTAAAGCCACCATCTTCTCTTACTGATGATACAATTCCATTCGAAGCATGTGTTGATACTCTATATGCATACTCTTGTTCATGAGCGTATATCTGATCTTTAAGTTGTCTGACTTGATCTAATGACTCATAATATCTTTGTTCTTGATATGGAGTAAGTTGATTACCTATAGCCATATCCATAACTTTCTGAGCCTGTTGACTAAACTCGTTTGAGTATGGAGCAAGAGACTGTAATATCTCTAACCTTATTGGATCTGGATACTCTTCTAGCTCTGCACCTTTGACGGTTGGATATAAGAACTCCCAACCTTTTCTTGAGCCATATAACCATCCCATAGGAACTTTGTCATAAGTTGTTCCATGAGTTAAATCCTTGCCAGCCTTCTTAAAATCATTATTATTGTCTCCTTGTGGAATCCATGAAACTCCACTTAGCTCATTTGGTATATTGTTTACTTTCCACAACTTCTCTGGATACACAAATAAACGACGTAGAAATTCGCCACCTATTACGGTAATATCACCAAGCTGGTATTGCCACATTGACTGTGCAGGATTGTACATCTCTGTAGCATCTTGTGCATATGGAATAAACTCTTCAGGTGATTTACGTCCTGTAATAGAGTCTCTAATTGTTTCATAAGCAAATCCCCTGAAACCGATAAGGTCTCGGAATTGATTTGCCATCTTATGATATAATCTTCCTGATGATGATTCGCTTGTTATCCCTATAGAGCTAATTATTTCCTGATTCGTCATAGTTCGACTTCCAACGGCATCAGGGCCTACAAACTGGCTAAGTCCAGCATTTGGATCACCATCTTCAATTTCATGATAGGTTCTAGTTGGCTTTATTACTCTTCCTATTGTTCCTGCAATAAGAGGCCCTACAAGTGGGATGTTCGCTCCATAAGGGGCAGACTGATATACTGGCTGACTTTGTGCATGATACTCTTCTAGCGTATACCTTCCTAATAGTCCTCCTGATAAGCTGTGTGCAGCTCTTTTAAAGTAACTCGGCCATACAACACCTTTGTTTTCCCAATCACTCTCTATAAGATTAGCCATATGTCTTCTAAAGTGAGTAGGCTTGCCACCTTCGTATGGGGATGAAGAAAGTAACCATCCTCTATATTTCCTTACTGGAACTTCTTTCCTTCCCTCATATTCGGCTTTTCTTTCTGCATATGACTTAGTTGAGCCAAGTAATCCTGGGACAAATGGTATCATAGGAAGCATCATAAATGAGAATATGGCTTTTTTAGGATTATTTAGTGACCAAGCAAAGTACCTTTCTAGTGCTGTTTTGGTAGTCCTGCCTTTGTATAATTCTGTTGCTAATGCACGTTTGGCGAAACCTGTTCCTCTAATCCTATTTGAAACCCTATTTACATATCCTCTAAACCTACCTGATCCATGCCTATAAATAAGTTCTCCACCTTTATATAATGAAACAGCAGATATTGCTGGAACAAAGAAGCCCAATCCGGTTGAGCCAGGAGCAACTCTCTCCTGCTTCTTTGCCATGCGTGTAAAACCTGTTATATCAGAAATCTTCGAATATACAAGTGTACTCCACTCATAAGCTTTGACCATTGCGGTAGTCATTGGTCCAGATCCATGAGAGAATGTCAATGCTCCTAATGCATGGTCTGTTACCTTAAATCCTTGCCATAATAGATATCCAGGTAGAAGTCTCTTAGCTGTGAATTTCGCTAAATATTTTGGGAACGCAAATCTTCCTAGGTCATAATCTACTAAACCTAAGTGAGTTCTACTCAACCATTTTGCAGTCTTTCCCGCCATCCTTGTTGTAAAATGATCAGCCTTTTGCCATTTAGCGGACAACTCCATAAGATGTTCAGGAGTCATACCTATAATACTAAGTGGAGACTCAAGGAATGTATTCATTCCTCTGATGGTATATTCACCCCAGACGCCTTGTAATCTTCCTATGCTTCTGGGCGTAATTATCCTTCTGGTTCCTCTAGCATATTTAGACATATCTGAAAATAGATTATTACCAAATTCACCGACACCTTTCTTATCAAGCTCTAGCCAATAGCGTAACTTATTCCACAATACCTTTGGAGAATTGCTGGCTATTTCACTAGGAGTTAATCCTCTATTTCTTAAGAACTCTTCTTGAGTAAATCTAGGAGCATAACCATACTTGTGAAGATTTTGCTGAGACATGTGGTGAATGATAGAGTTTGGAACATACTGATCTTTTCCAAGCCGTCTCATTCCTTCACGTATATTCCTTACATTTGGTTCTCTTAAGAATAAATCATCCACTTTAAATGAAAGCCTTATCCTCTGAAATCTGTTACCAAATGTGTTATTGATATATGAATTTGTAGCAAGAGTATCATTCTCAGTTAGCTCATATGCCTTTACAATTGCACCATTTTTAGAGTTTGCGATTTTTACAATAACTCTATTTTTCTTGTTTTTTACAGTTGTTGGAACAAATGCTTCTTTTAACAGATTAAATTGTTCTTCAGGGAGATCTGTCTTTGCCTTCTCCAAGAACTCATCAAACATAACTCCATACTTGCGATATTGGCTAGAATATGATTCTTTCTTTAATGTTCCAACAGACCGAAAGTCTCTAGCTTTCCCTTTATCAAAAGATACAAACCTTATAGACCTCTTAAATGTTTCTGTTGCGTCATCGTATATAAGATTTGATCTTCCCATTAGCATATCCATCATCGCAGATATACGGAAAACCCTGGTACTAGGTATAGTAGACTCAATATACTTTGCACCCCAGTTAACTGTTTTAACAAACTCTCTTGCTGCCTCTCCTATGTTTTTAGGCATTTTAACGGTTCTTCCTAAAAGCTTAGGGCTAGTTATGCCTTGATATAATCCGACGCCATACAGGGCTGCTACAGGCAGTGCTACGCCTAATCCTAATGTTGGCATAATACCATTTGCTGCAGTTGGTTCGTTTTCAAAATATGAGTTTAAATTGGAGAATGGTGTTCTTCTTTTAGACTTACCTAATGATCCAGATGAAAAAGGATCTACCTTATCTTCTCCTTCTCCATATATACTAAAGGATACTCCAGCTAATGTGCCAGCTAAAACACTATGCTTTAATAGTCTAGCTCTTGTATTTTTCACCATAGTTGATGCTATGGAACTTATGTTCTGCTCTCGTATATATCTAGTTGCATTAAATCCTTCCTCTGCAAAAATCTTTTCAAAATCTTTTACGCCTTTTATTGCATTCTTGCCTACTGCTTTTGCAGTCTCCTGCTTTATCCTTTTATCCAATATCTTATGTAGTAACTTAGGATCCTTTGGACTATATGCAACAAACTCTTCAACTGAATTTATAATTGCTCCATCTTTTGCTGCTTCATTTACATAAGCTTTATAGATGTTGAGAATCTCATCAGATAAGGATTTTTCTAGATTTACGTCAGCTCCTGCGGCGTGAGCCTCATACCCAAATGGCATATTTGCTCTTACTGCCTTGCTATAAGACATTAATCTACCAGCTACATCTGCATTCCAAGGGGCAGCATATCTCCATTCTCCAAAAGTTTTAGGGATTTTACCAGCTCTTCCTGTTGCAGCAGTTGCTTCTGGGTTTAAATGTATTAGAAAGTTTTTTGCAACTTCTGGATTCTCTTGAGCCAGCTTATATGTTACAGCTTGCCATATGCTCTCTAGGCCTTCTACTTTTATCATTCCTGAGTAGTATGCCCTATCTAGCTCTGCTAGCATATCCATATGGCCAAACTTTTGTAACATGCCTCTTAGCACTTCTAAGTCGAAGTATGGGTTCCATCCCTGGAATGCAACCTTTTGGCCTTTTCTAATATTTGATAGATATAAGTCTTCTATTATACTATATAGAGATCCTGAGCCTTTGCCTTCGAACTGCTTTTGTGTTACGCCAGAGTATATAGCATTATAGGCTTTCGTAAGATTCTTGGCTCCGATAGTGCGACCCTTTAATATATCTTCGCCAGAGCCAAGTTCTCCGTGTGCTGCCATAAAACTTAGTGATTTCTTTGAGGCAAATATTCTCCTATTGTCAGGAGTAGTAAACTCATAATAGACTTCATGCTTAGCCCTACTTCTTTCTATAGCAGCAGTCTTATATGCTCTAGTTCCCTTTGACCCTTCTTTTAGTATAACTCTAGCATTATCTTCTTTGCTAACAGTATTTACTATTCTGGCCTTAACAGGGATTTCTACTCCATTAACCCTAATTGACGTTTCTCTATATGATCCACGTATGGTAGATGATCTAAATACATCAGCAGAACTATTGACAGCTATACTAGTATGCCTAGCCTTCTCATCACCTATCTTCCAGGCTATTTGAGACAAGTCTATGTGTGAGAATGACTTAATCAATTCTCCACTAGACATTAGCTGTCTTAATCCACTTGACGTATGTTTAACTGGTGGTAAATGTATACCTAGTCCAGTAGTCTCAATATCTAATACTATACGGAAAAAATCTCTATTAGGGTTTATGTTATTGCTCATAGTCCACCAATTGGCATTCCATCAAATTCTTCAGCCTGTAGAGATGCCTTAAGTGCTGATAATTCTTCTTTTGTTATCATATTAATAATTTTACTCTTAGGCTTAGTTTTCTTCTCTTCAGTTGAAGCTAATATTTCTCTCATTTTTGCAGTATCATGAATTTGTCCATCTATTACAGATTCGCATAATACATATAGCTCTAGCAATTCATTGAGTGTTTTTGTTTTTAATTCTTCTAACTTATATACACCTGGAACTATTTTCATTATCTTTGAATAGAACATTTTGTGGTATATATTGTTCTCATATAAACTTCTAGCATTATCTATTGTATTTGCTATATCTTCTTGTTTTGCATAATATCCTGATAGCTTAAATGCAGAATATACTACATTTGTTATAATCCCTGCACTTAAATCATCTATATCATATTTATCCATAGTAATCGCATTGAATACAAATTCTTCTGCGTATGGATTTCCAGACATTACTGCTACGTACATCCTGTCTGCTTCTTCTGCTGATAGACTTCTAAATTCTATGTATTTATCTTTTTCGGCCTGATATTTATATTTCATAGATTAGTTCGAGGGATTTAGCTGGATCAGATAAGAAGTTTGAAACAGCCATAATTTGATAAACTAGAGTAAGCATTATTCCTGCATCTTCGTCTGCGATTTGAATAGGATCCATAATAGGCCATAATACACATGTATTTACAATATATTCATTCATAGAATCTTTGTCTAAATTCTTGGATCTAATTTCTTTATACATTCCCCACTTTAAAGGTCTGAACATATAAAATGCTGGAGACTCATTGGGGCCTAAGAATGTGGCATATACTTTTGAATTCCTAGCCTTAATCTCTACAAACTTTTCTTTTGTTATTTTATTATGTACTACTGTATCCCAATTTACTTCATCATAAAAACTTGGCTCTTTTGCATCATATACTTTTTCTTCAGACATTGTTTACCTCTTATCTTATTTTTCTAGCTATAAACGAATAGCTTTCTTTAACTGCTTCTCCACCAACAACAATTGGGAGACTCTCTCCAATAATAGAAACATCCTCTAAGACGACGTGATTCATTCCATTTATATTTATAAAGATAGTAAACGCTGGCATGTCTTCTGGTCGTCTTTTTACATTTTTCCCAGTAGCTTCAAGCTCTTTTAAATCGCTCCAAGATCCTTGTTCATCATTCAGTTGTTTTCTTACTTTTTCTAGTTCTTCTAGTAAAGTTTTTTTCTTCTGCTGATGATCTGTAAATTCCTGCTTAACTCTTTTCGTATCCTCTTCTGCATTTACTACTGTTTCATCTGCACCACTACTGACCGTTTTGCTATCATCCTCTTGATAAACAAGATTAAGCTGAGATTCTTGATATTCTATTCTTGAAAATGCAACATCTTTTATTTCTGGATTATCTTCAAAAAAGCTATCTGCTCCTGTTACTAGTGCTTCAGATATCTGTATATATTTATCTTTCTCTTCCGACACTTTCATTTGAAGACTTAGTATTTTGCTTTCAACAAGGTCTGGGTCATCTCCCACATTCATCTGTGATGCTTCAGCTAATTTTTGTTCATAGCTTTTTACTATAGCTAATTGTTCTTCTTGTAGCCTATTTATGTTTTTCTCTATACTTTGATAATCATTATATATTCTTTTTTGCTCGTCTGTTAAGCTTGTATATTTGGCGTTATATGTATCTTCTTTTTCTTTTAAAATTTCTTTTGATATATCTATCTTCCTGGAAGCTTGCATTTTTGTATATTCTGCAAGTGCCTTTGCAGCCTTTTCAGACTCTTCCTGTTGCTTAACTCTATTTTTTAGTTCTTTATCATTCTTTTGTGCGGCCCTATAGTCTCTTAGAATTTTAAGATATTTACCATTTAACTCTTTTATTCTAGACATTCTGGCAGTAGAGCTAGAAACACTAGAACCTGTAAATCCTAACTTATTTAGTACATGAAATAAATATTTATCATGCCTATAGTTTATGGTAAATGATCCATGAATGATAACATTGCCACCAGCTAGATGATCAAAATATTTTGAGTTATATCCATATATAGGCTCTTTTGTTTCTCTATATGCATATTGCAAATCATATATATCATCTATTAAAATACCACCAAAGTATATTTTGGCATTAGATGAGTTAACATATGTTAGATCAGGTTTTTCTGCCATTTAAATCTCCTTTTAATACTCGTCATAATAAGCATCATCACTGCTTATTTCAAGATCATCCTTATTTAACTGATCGCTTATGTCATCTAAAACTTGTGTGCCAGTTATCTCATAGCTTATATTGAACTGAGAGTTAAGTATACCATTTATAAACATTTCGTCTATAGATGTTAGTGAAGATATAACTGTTTGATTATTTGTAAATGTAGCTAATGGAACTATGTCTAATGCTGTAAAAGTAATTTTATTTATAGCATTTGGTTGCTGTGTTCCCTGATATTGGTTTTCATCTATTACAGAAACGTTTTTTATGAATAGCTTACTAAATACTCCTGTTTCATTTACACCCATAACTAATATATGAAATGGAGGTAAGGCATCTAATAATTGTACTTTTTCTCTGGTATTTAAAAATTTCTGATAATATTGTTTGAACCCTTCCCATTCATCAAGCTTCTCTTTATAGTCATCATAATTTTCCATATTGAGATCTTTATCAAAAAACTCGTCAAATTTGGAATCTATCTGACTAATCCTATTTGCTATAATTCCACGTAAATAAGCTAGCACATCATCTGAAAATATAGTACATGCCATACTTCCTGTAATGGTTCGAATACCACTTAGTATAGCTTGTGGGTTTATATGACCTAATGATCTTACTGGGAACTTTTCTCTAATTATACTATAGCTTATAGATAGAACGTTATCTAATTCTATTATAAAGAAATCATTCTTTTGAAGTTCTCTAGGGAGAGATAGGTTGCCATCTTCTACGGAAGGGTAAGACATTACAAAGAATACCGATAGGTCTGCTCCACCTATAACATCTTTTAGGGCTAGTGTTGGATTTGCTGGAGTTTTTACAATATCCGAATATGGAGTTATTTTTACAGGAGCTTCATACTCTCTAGATATAGTATATGCCTCACCGATTTCTGCACTTCTATTTGGGGAAGGTATGTCAAATCCGAATATAGATTTTGCGACACTTGTTATCCCATCGTAAATTTCTGAAGCTGCATTTTGTACATATGTGACAATGCTTCCATCTTCTGCTGCTGTTCCTGGTTCTTTAAATCTCTCAACCCCATTAGAAACATTTACTATAGACTGTGCGCCTGATGTAAGCTGTGCTTCACTTTGCTCTACAGCATTTGTTTGGATATATGAAACTACTTTGTCTTGTGTGTTTTGTGTAATGGTTGTAGGGCTAGAAACCGCTATATTCTTTCGCTCTATTGCTCCATTATCTAGAACAACCTTTGTTGCGAATATGGGGGATGTATCTGTTCCTATTTTACGGACACTTACTTGTGACATAAATTCTCCATAATAAAAAAGCCCGAATATAATTCGGGCTATTTGATATAATTGTTATGCAATTTGTTAATTACTTATTAAAATAGCTTTTGCATCCTAGACGAAGCAGTAGCCACGAATGTATATTTCTGTTCAATGTTAAGTTCATCGATAGAAATTCCAAGTCCGTTGTTTAGAATAGTAACGCCGTAGACACGGAATCCCATCTTTTCACCCTGCTCGTTTACGCCTACAACAGTAATGTTGAAAGGTGGAATTTGGTCAACATAGAAAGGTTTGGCAGATTGCCATAAATCACTCTGAGCAATATTAGCTGCAGCACCAGCAGTAGTAGCGCCACCAGCACTAGAAATCTCAGGAGTACGTGACCTATCTGCTGTAGAACCATTCATCTGAAGAACAACTTCATCCTTACGAATCCAAATTTCTTGTTTCCTAGGATCCTTCTGAACTGAATCGATATATTCAAGAAGAGCATCATATCCTAGCTGTGCTAATACGAAAGAACCACCAATACCCCTCTTCCCTTTAGGTATAGCTATAGGAGATTTTCTACCCATTACATATAATGGGCCGGCCTCTCTGTTAATGCCTATCGTGAAGGACATGCACTCTCCGATATATTCGTCACCAAAGATGATGGCAACATCAGCACCGGAAAATACAGTAGAGAGGCCAGTTTGAGAATTAAATAGTTGCGACATTGTTTAACATCCTCCATAAGTTTTGGAGCGGTATTTCTACCGCTCCTCTATTTTTATTATCGTGTATTTTTTTCATTCCTGTCAATAACTGCATTGATATCAACCTGAACAAGTTCGAGAGGTGGATTGATAGCGCAATTAAGAACAAGCTTACCCATTACCTTAGCAGCCTCTACAACCTCTAGGCTGAAACGGAAGCCATTTAGCATACCATTTGCGATGTCAGCAGTAAAGCTTTCAGCAAGTTTGGTTTTAGCAGCTTCGTAGTTATAGGTATTGATTGGTTTGCCAATGAATCCTACAAGGATAGAACGCTTGTCTTCAATTACATACTTGACAGTTCTGGTAGTGGATAAGAGGTAGTAGCCAGACTGATCTCTTGCAACTGAAGGATCATTGTTTACAACCCAGCCTAGTGCTTTTTCGCGAGTTGGAACAATATAACCAATACGGGCAAGATCGTTGTAAAGGGAACGAGAAACAATAGTTCCAATTGTTACGTTAGATCCGGTACCAATTTTCCTAAATGAAGCACCTTCGTTCTTAGGTAATCCAGCAAGCATACCTAGAGCGTAAATACCCATAGAGTCAATATAGGTAGTAGCAGAAGCTTGGTTGTTGAAGTTTAATAGACCTGCACCAACGCAACCAAATTTACCGAGGTCAATAAGCTTATCGGTATCATCCTTGATTGGAGAGCCATCTACATAACCCTGATCAGTAAGTAATAGACCAAAAGCAGGATCAGCAAAGTCACTTGCAGATGGATTGCTAAGATAGCAGCGATTATAGGTTTTGGAACCTGCTAAGATAGCATTGCCTAATAGACCAGTACCATTTTTGGTAACGGCTTCAATTGCCTCTGCATCACCAGCTACGATCTTGTACTCAGGAAGTGAACCAATCCAAGAAACAAGCTGTGCTCTGGTAGGAGTAGATGCAAAAGGAACAGTTACGTTCATGCCAAATAATGGAGTGTTATATCCAACGGTAGCATCATTACAGAATTTACCAATTAGATAACCAAAATGGGCAGTGTAATAACCTGGGAGCTTTGTGTTAGACCAAGAGAACTCAATATGGTCACCAAGATCTGTTTCTTTTACGAAACCAAGACCTAGTTCGAAGCTTTCGGTTTTAGTCCAAGTATTTGTAACTAGTGTTGTCTCAGCGGTAAATACACCAGTAGAAATCTTAACTGAGTCATTCGCTATATAAGAGCTATCGATAGCAGATGCAAATACTAGTTTTGCAGGATCATTTGCATCAACGGTATAAGCGTAGTAGTTTATAGTAACACCGTGAGTTAACTTAACATAGCCCTTAGAAGGGATGCGAGTTAGTGGTACGGCAGAAACGTCAGGCTCTACGATGATAGAGAGTTTATCACCAGCAACAGATGCAATATTGAAGGTTGGTAAATCAAGGGTAAGTACAAAGTCAGAGCCAGAAGCGGTGACTGCAGTATATTTAACCTTTGCTTCATTGGTTGCATCGTCAAGAGTAACTTCACCAGTTGCAGGCCATTCAGCAGCAGCATCAACAGTAACAGTAGTAGAGGTGTTAGTAGTATTAGCTTTTAGCTGAGTGGTTTCAATATACTCTCTAGCGTAAGTTTCGGTTGCATCAAAAGGTACGCAAGGAATGATATAGTCAGGTGTATACATTTCTACATCAAGTAAGGCATTGCGTAGTTTTTCATACTTCTCACGATTGGTGAGGTCTAGTTCAGAATCACCAGCAGTAAGGATAGATCCAACAACACCTACTTCAGCGGAATCAGTATAAGCATAAGCAGTACTGTTGGTTCCAGTAAAGGTGAAGGTTCCAGTTGTTTTATCTAGAGTATAAGGAAGGAACTCACGATAGGTTACAGCACCTTTAACTTCAGTGATAACTAATGTACCAGTTAATGGGTAAAGGGTTACATCATCTGCAGTAGTAAATACTGTAGATCCAACTGGAACACCAGAAGCTGGAGGAGTTAACCAAGCAGCGCCTTTATATACGATATCTTCATTTACTAATTGAGCGATTGTTACAGGGGTTTCAAGAGGATCGTTGTCGATATCTACACCGTAAATTTTACCACTTTCACCGGTAGGTAACTCAAGAACTTCAAAATAGTCTGTATCAATATCATTTGCTGAGTCATAAACGACTAGCTTGTTAGAGTCCCAAATTTTGACTTTTGCACTTTCTGCAGAACTATCATCAACATAGATGTAAAATGCATCCTCAAGTCCAGTATATGCATCATTGGACTCAAGAACTAATCCATAAGAAGTAGTTAAAGCAGTTTTAATGCCACCAATCCTCATTGTTACGTAAACAATATTTTGAGCCTTGGGGGAATCGTCAAAACCATCTTTAAATTGAAATAATCCTTTAGTTAAAGGATTTTCAGTGCCATATAGAGCAATTGCGTTATCTGGTGATTTAAGCTGAATAGGAGCACTTGGTCCTTTTGTAGCTTGACCGATAACAACAGCAATTTCTCCGGTTACTTCCCTCTTGGTGATGTCATCGCCTAGAAAGACGGAAACGCCAGAGAGATATCTAGTTGCCACTTTAAACATTATTAATATCCTCCATAATCATTATGTGTCCAAACCAATTTGGACAACTACCTGTTCTAAATTCTTTTCTCTTAATTCTTTTACTTCAGCTATTCTTAATTGGTATTTCTCGGTTTTAAACTTTGCGATATTTTTAGCGTCCCAGGTTTCTTCTTCATAACTTTCTACCCACACTAACTCCCTAAGACCTTTATGCTTGAAATACCATGTGTTTGTATCTATAACTTCTCTCAATATCTTAGCTCTTTCTCGTATATCCTGGAAGTAGCTTCCCCACACTTTAAATGTTATGTCTACTTGGATATCTTGAATTGATCTAAGTATCGAGTATCCTGTATATTCTGGATCATCATAAACACAGTTATATCTCTTCTTTATATTTCTTATGCCTTCTCCGCCAACTGTATGCGAAGATATGACAGCAGGACACTCTTTTGCTAGATAGGTTATAACTCTGATATCTCGCTGAGTTGCATCTGTTATAGATGTATCTCCTGTGTCATTGTTTAGTTTTGCCAAGATTTCTTTTGGAAAATCTTCAGCAAACACTAACTGTTTATTCTCTGGTATAGAGAATGTTTTATTATAAATTCCATTAGCTTCTATAAGAAGTTTAATGAATTCATTTACAGATGTAACAATACCCTCTTTTTGTATATCTTCCTTTACTACAAAAGAAGCATTGGTCCTCTGTACTATTTCGTTAAATACGCCTTGTGCTAAAGTTGTTTTCATAATTGGTCTATTTGTTATTAACGATTAGACATTTAATGGTTTGGCTAATATCTTAATGAATTCGCTTTTTCCAAAATCTAGGTTCATGGGAGGGCGATCCGTAATCTGCCACTTCCTTGTCCTTCTTAATGGCTTAACTAGTTGACCCTCTCCTTTTGTTGCTAAGGTAAATATAAAATCGTTAATACTTATTTTGTTTGTATTTTCATTATAAGGCAAGTATGCAGTTATAGCGTTGCTATAAGATCTTCCATAATCAAAGTCTTGTGAATGAGATACAATTTGACTATCAATAAGAAACAATTTACATTTCTGTACAAACTCTGTGAATATCCATCCTGATCCATCACAATTATTACAGGATGGATCAGGAGTGTTACTCTCTTTTCTCCAGCAAAAACATTTAATATCTGTTAGATGTCTAACGATAACATAATCATAATAGTCGCGTATAATATTTTTGAGTTCTTCTCGTAAATTTATCATATTAGAAAGATATTTCGTTTAGTCTAGTCATACTGGTTGGTGGTACTCTAAATATACTTCTGAAAGTTATTCCTCTTACTCCCCTTATCTCTACATCCTGTCCATCTATATTTATTACAGCAGTACTTGTTGTTGTATTTACCCAAGGATATGTATCATTTATCATCAACGAAGCTCTTGATACATTTGGTCTATTGGGATCATTTAGACCTTTAGTGAATAGCTTTGATATATATGGTGTATCTAAGCCACCAGCGTATATAATTTTTTCGTAAAACTCAATAAGGTCATCAAGTTTCTTTATTACAAACTCGGCCCCACCTGACTGTCTGCTTATCTTGAATGTATCAAGCTCTTTAGATTCAGCGTTGGTGTTTAATATTGGAATTAATACTAGCCTTGCAACACTTGCGTTAACAAATTCTCTAACCGCATTATTGTATGAATCTGCATAAGTTATAATTGTTGGCCTCATATGTAGGTCTACATATTTTGACCATTCAAGTATATCAGTTGCTATATCAAAATTAGATATAGATGCTAATTCGTTTTGAGCATATGATCTAACACTATCTATGTTTCCATAAAATGGGGTAAGCTTAGTGGTTAGTTCTATATCGCAACTTTCTAAAACAGCACTATCTATATCCAATATTCCATCTAGATTTATTTCAATTTTACAATTATCTGGTGTTGGTACGTCTACAGAAGATCTTTTTATGAATATATCATAAGATAGAGCTGAATCCTGTATGTGCCATACATCTTTTAAATAAAATAAAGAAGGATCATAAATAGACTCATCTGCTCCACCTATATTGTATAGATCAGATAAATTGGTAGGGATTGTATATTCTGTAGCATATACATTATCCTGAATTAATTCAGCAGATATAGTTGATATAATATTATTAAATATGTCAATTATATCTACAGATATAGTATCGCCTATTTGTGATGCAACTTCCTGATCTATCTGTAAGATCAGGTCTAATGTTTCTCCGAGACTATATGTATTTTCTTGTACTATATCTAACTTAACTGACTGAATAGACATTTATATATTCCTTACTTCTTTTTCATTTTGCGAAAGGTTAAAGCTAAACGAGCCTGCCTTCCTGTTCTTCCATTGCCGGGATCGCCTTTTTTAAGCTTAGCTGCTTTTTTAAGCCATCCAGCCTTTATCTTTCCTTCTTTTGTCATACCACCAGCTTTTTTAGCTTTTGCTCTTAATGCTCCAGGTCGTTTCACGGCCTTTTGAATCCATTTGGTATCTTTTTTTTCTTTAGCCATTATTCACCTCTTATCCAGAAATAAGATATAGTTTGAGAATATTGCCATTTATCTTATATCTATATTTTAAGTCTTTTATTCTACCTGTTAGAAGGTCTGTTCTTTGAATTGTTATTTTGTCTGTTAAATCTTGATCAGCTTTAATGTCTTTGTTAAATTTGATTGTTATAGGATTACATGACATATTGTTAACACTATAGTTTTTAGGTATAGTATTGGTTATGCTAAGTGGAGATAAACTAGTAAAATCTGTATCATCTACTCTTTGAGATGTTGGTATTGCTGTTACATATTTATTTGTAGTGAAACAAACTTTGTATAATGATGATATTCCTGAAGCCTTAAATACTGGGACAGATATAATATCTCCTATATCAAATGCTCCAGTTAGCTTAATTGTAATATTCCCTAAGTCTACATCTATACCATCAGCAAAAGTAAATGTTCCTAAATATTCAATACCAAAAAGTAAATCAAATGTATCTGTATCTGTTATAGTTATTTCATATTCACCATTGTCTGCGCCAACGTATGGGCTAGAAACAGCTAGAGTCCCTGTGCTTGACGCAACTCTTGTATACACTGCATCAGCATAAGTCTCTGTAGACACATATCTTGATACATCATTTCCTGGGAAAACTGATACATAATATGTTCTATCTGGTAGTAATGATGCAGATGGAGTTATTTCAATAACATTGCCACTAACTGCATATGTATACTGAACATTATAATAGTCGTCTGATACGCTTAATACATCACTATATTTTGTATCTAAAATGGAGAGGTCTGGACCAGACCAGACCCCATCTGAGGTAGTATAAACACTAATACCATTTATAATAGAAAATATATCTATTGGTTCATTAAACTCTATTGTTATCTTTTGGTCTATTGGTATATTTACACTATTATTTAATGGTAGTATTGAAGTTATTTCTAACATGTTTAGCCTTTATTTAAACAGTTCTATTGTTTTAAGGATACCTGTCCAATTCAAGAAGAATAATGCTAATATTCCTACAATTACCATTACTCCAAAGTTATCTGTTGCTGTCTTTATTCCTTTGTTTAGCCATCCTAAGTGAGATGTAGAATTTTCCAAGCTTTTTATAGAGCTTGTGTTATCTGCAGTCTCATCTTTCATGTCCTTTATATTATTGCTTAAATCGTATATTGTTTGCTGAAAAGTTATAATATGGTCTTTCACGACCGTCAAATCTTTTATATTTTCTTTTATAATTCTTATATCAGAAATAGTATTGTTAATACCATCAAGAGAGCTTGCTATATTTCTATTATTTTCTTCTATAGCCTTCGTTATAGTTGTTAAATTTCCTAACTCTCTTTCGTGTCTCAATATCCTATCGGCTGGACCGCACGTTTCATCAATCATAACTACGTTGTTCATAAGCAAGGTTCCTTCGGTTTTAGTAGTGTCCTTGCAGGAGCTAGGACGTTTTTATATGTATGTTACTAACTATAAATACATACATCACGATGCATATTATAAAAGTCCGTTATATCCTTCATCTTTTTCAATTGAGTTTGAACAATGGTTTTTGCCAAACAAGAAATCAACTATTTTTACAAAGAGTCTTCCAGCCTTTGACTCTGATTTTCCTAGTCTTGAGCTAATGGTTTCGTCGCAATCTCCAAGCCATATAGCATTCATCATTTGGTCATATCCTAGATAATTGTTCATAATATATGTTCGGATATCTTTGCTATTAAAAACAAAATATAGAGGTAAGAAAATCAGTGTGAATAAAGTTAATTGGAATATTTCTATTATCGTAAACATCAAACAATTTATAGCTGCCAATATATATAAAACTGTTTTCATTTTTGATTTGCCTCTATTTCAAACCTATTTAATTCATATCCTTTTGTTGCTAAATCCCAAAGATACAATATGGCAAAACCTATATACCAATATTTTCTCCATTGTTTTTTATGACAATCTTCATGAGCTTTCCATCTGGCCGATACTTCTTCTTTTGGCACATTATACCATGTTATATTGGCCAATGTTATAGCCCACGCTCTTTTATTCTTTGGTTTAAATATATTTGGAAATTTTGAATTATATATGTCCATGATTTTATCAATAAAAAAGGGAGAGGGACTATACCCTCTCCCCTCTTTTTATTCAGACAGAGTCTGGTTGTTAGCTAAGCTTGTTCGCAAGGGTCATTCCTTCAGGGAAGGTAATGGCAGAAGAATCAAGATTAACGTTAGTGACACCGAAGTCGGCAACACGATTAGGTACAACCTTAACATTTTTAACAACACCAACACCGCGACCTTCGTTCATGATATTGATACCATACTTCTCACGAAGTTTGATCATCTGGATATCACGCTCTGGGTCGGTCCACTGGTGATGATTAATGGTTTCGGCCTGGATGATTGCGCCAGCATTACCTGGATCTACAAAGTAGATATCAGTTAGCTTGCTGATTGGATCAAATGGAACCTGTGGAGAAACCATGATACGGAAAGGAATCTGTGCCCAAGAAGGTAGAATTGGTGAACCTTTGAAGTCAACAGGCTTAGTTTCACCGGGGCGAGCACCACCAGAAGACATACCTAAACCGTTGAAGAAGGAGTCACGCTTAACACCCTGTACATCGTATCCAGCCATAAGGTTTCCGCCACCATTTTGCCATGCGAATACTTTAAGGAATGGATCTTTTGCCCAGATTGCCCAAGTCATAGGATGCATAACGATTACAGATGGAGCGAAACCTTCTTGTAGCATTGCAGCATAGATATCGAAGAAGTCTTCAGAACCAAAAGAATAGTTGAATGCGCCAGTAGAATCACGTCCAGAAAGAGCGCGACCAAGAACAGAAGCAGAAGGAGCTTTGTTATCAACTAGGGTTAGACCTTGCTTGCTAAAGAGGTTGAAGCAAAGAGCATTCTTCCTACGAGCAAAAGCACGACCAGCAGCACGGAGCCAGTAAGCAATTACATCCCACTGGGACTGCTCAATCATTTCTTCAGTAAGTGCAAGCTTGAGACCGTATTTCCTAATGTCAATACGGATAACAGTTCCACCACCGAAGGTTACAGTTTCAGTACCGTACTCGGCACCGGCTGCGATTTCATCAACCATTTCCATTGCACCCTCTGCAGGCATGGTGATATAAACACCTTCCTTCTGAGAGATATTAACGAAAAGCTCGTTAGCAATAAGATATGGTTCAGCAGCTTCGCGAACGATCTCAGAGATGGCGACTGGTAGATATTTGGATAAATCGCCATGATTGAGAATATCTTTAAGTTTTAGCTCTTCCTTATCTGCATCAGTAAGGTTTAGTTTTTTAGCAAGAGCTAGAAGTTTTTGTTCAAGGGTAATCATTTTAAAGAAACCTCCATTTAAATCTTTCTAAGTATAAAGTTTATATCGGCCCCTTTACAGGGGCCGATATTGTGTTTGTTAGATTACAGCTTCAAAGTTAAGAGAAATACGAGCAATGTACTTAGGAGCATTTGCAATAGAAAGCATTGCGTTACGTCCATCAGTAGCAGAACCTGGACCTTCTTGCCATAGACCAAAGTCACGGAAGTAGGTGCGAACAAGAGCTAGGTCTTGTGAGCTACCTGCTTTAAGGTCAAGAATTCGACCGATCTTAGCTGTAGAACAACCAGTAGAACCGGTGATCTGGTAATCAGAATTAATGTTGTAACCAACAGTTTTTCCGATGACATCTTTTACTTCATATGCGGTCTGTGCATTAGCAGTCTGACCTGTACCGATAATCTTGCCAGAACCATAATCTACTTTTAAGCAAGCGAAAGGAAGGGCAACATTAGGAGTATAACGAACTTCCCAGCTAGCAGGTAGGGTATAGTTGAAGAGCAAGGTCCTACCGATCATAGCATAAGAGGTTGGTACGGTTCCAGAAGCAGGTGGGGTTAGTGCAGCAGGAGAAGCCACTAGTGTAAGGGTCTTCTGTACTGGAGAACCTGCATCAGTTACATCATAGAAGGTTAGAGCAACTGCGTCAGGGTAAAGTGCGATACGATGCTCTTTAGCGCCTACAGTTAGAGCTTCAGCCCTCTGGTTAATTTCAACGATAGGAACTTGGATATAAGCCTTACGAGAGTAAGCGCGTGATCCACCTGTATCGTAGCTATGCTTGAAGAAGGTAGAAGGGTCAGAGGGATCAGTACCTGGAGCCTGTAGTGCAGAGTAACGGATGAAACCAATAGGAGCATCAATTACATCTAGACCAGCAGCAGCTAAGCCAGTATAAACTTCATCACCTTCAACAACTGTAGCGGTGTTAGCAGCATTACGAACGCCAGCGGCTACGTCAGCAGCAGTGTACTTGAGTACACGGGAACCAGCATTGTTTGCTTTATCAAGGATAAGACCAGCACCAATTAGACGCTTGTTAGTGTCATAGGTGATAACCTTACCGGGCATTAGAACGAAATTTGAACCACCAATGCGATTTTCAGAGACAGCTACAGGTAGGTAATGAGCAGGATAGAATCCACCAGGAGGGTTGATCCCATCACCAATTTCTACGTCGTAACTAGGAGTTCCCTGAATAATCTGAGGTGCTTTTTCAAATTGTGCAAAGTAATTAGTACCTTTAAATCCAGCCATTTTTATAATTCCTCCAAATTATACATTTCTAAATAAGTTTATGAAAGCTTTAACGATCTCTTTATCTGTTAGAACTTCAGGTGTAGAGTCAGAATCATTTAGATTTGTATCGTCTGTTTTATCACCATCATCACTACCAGCATCAGAGTCGTTTAGTGTGGGGTTATCAATAGTTGTGATTTCTGTAGTGTTATTAAAAGGGGTAGTTGTAATCTGTGCTCTTAACTTACTAAAATCACTTTTTTGTTTTAATAGTGCATCATATGGAAGCTTCATTAATGCAGCTTTCTCAGCATCTTTGTCGCTATCAGCAATTTTAAGTTCTTCTCTAAATGATACTATTTCGTCAACTAATGCTACTCTAATAGTATGATTTAGCTCCATATTTTGCTCTTCAAGGATTGCAATTTCTTCATCTCTTTCTGCGATTGAATCCTTTAGTCCTTTTACTTCTTCCTGAATTGAGTCGAACATTCCTTTTTCACATGCTTCTTTACCACATCCTACGAGGAAGTCAGTTACTCTGTTATTAAGTGCCTCACCTGCCCACCTAAGATTGCCAGCAAAAGATACAAGCATATTAAATACTTCATTAATAGGATTTGTAGCAGAAGCATCCTTAAGTTCTACGGTGCCATCTTCTTTTTCTTCAAATTCTACTTTCTCAATTTCAGCTTTGATTGTCTCAAGAGCATCTGCTAGTACATTTACTGATTCAGTAGGATCTTCGACTTCTGTACCTTCTTCAGTAGTTTCACCGTCCTCAATTTTAAATTCGATACCTAGTTTTTTAGCTGCTCTACCAATAGATGTAATAGCTTTTTCTTTTTCTGATTCAGTTAGGTCTTCTGCTTTACCAATTAGTTGAACGCCTGCTTTTACATTTTCGGCGTTATGGATAGGAAATCTACGCTTAATGCCATCTTCTGTTTTCTGAACAATGGCAAAATCCCTATTGGTTAATTCACCCATTACTTCATCAGAAAGTTTTAGTGACTCTTCAACATTAACATCTTCACTATCTGTGAGCTTAATGTCTTTAAGTTGATCGGCATTGAACTCGTCAATATAGCTTACATTGAGAGTTTTCTGCCCTTCTTTCTGCTTTCTCATTTTATCCTCCGGTTCATTTATAACTTTGCAGATATTATCCATACAAACAATCTTCTTCCCCTCTGCTTGTTTAAAGAAGTCTCTTGCAAGAATAATATCAACATCAGCCTTTATGGTTACTGGCTCTGCTTCACATGTTACTTCTTCTCCATCATGGATAAAAGTAATCTTCCCAAATTTGTCAGCTGGTTTAGGAACAAAAGATAATTCCTCATAAACTAAATCTTCAGCTAACATGAATATGCCATTTCCTTTTCTTGGATAATGGTCACATATTTTCTTTACTTGATCTTGTCCACACTCTGAACATATCAATTTATTTGGTTTTGCTCCAATGGATACATATAAAAACTCAGAATCCATTATTTTCTGGATGCCATCTTTATGATCAATCTTACCAACAAGTTGACAGTACGCTAAGCCATTATAGTTATGGTCTGAGTCCTGTAATGGAATAATTACTTCTTTACATAATTCCATATACTGTTTTGTTGTTAAATTCTCTAAAGATATTCCCTTGTTAATAAGGGAATTATAATATGCAGTCTCTTTATAGTCTGCAGCTATAACTCTTCCAAATTTATCTGAGAGTTTAGGCATATGATTTTCTATAATAGGTTTTGTATCTGGATAAACAAATGTAGGTATACAATCCCTTACTGTATCATGTCTATATATCGTATTGTTTTTATTTAAGAATGCATAGTGTGATGCATCTATTGTAACAACTACATTGTCTTTCTTTCTTATGCTATCTTCTAGTTTTATTAGCACTTTATCTGAAAGACTTATGTTGTATATTTCATTTAAATAGATTTGATTAAATACCATTTTAATTACCTAACTGTGAGTCTATAAGTAATAGTGCAGCTGCATTATCCCCAGCTACCCTCAATTGAGCTAATATATCATAGATAAAGTTTTCTTCTTCTATTTGCTCTAGAAGCATGTCATTTAAGAAGATTTCAGTTAATTGATCATCTACATTTATTGCTTCTTGCCTAATTTTCTTTAACTCAGCAGTTGTTTCTTTTTCTCTCATAAGAGCTATTTCAAATATCTCTTTTAGAGTTTCTGCATTTCTTATAGGCTCTACTATACCAGTAATAAGTGGTAAGTGATCTCTATCAAGAATGTATTCAAAGACTTTGTTAAAATGATCTAACTCATCTGAGTATTGTGACTTAAGCTTAGATTCTGTATTTAAAAAACCAAGCTGGTTAGCAACGGCTGATAGCTGTCTATAAAGTGCAGCATTTCCTAACTCTATGTTAACTTGATTATTTAATAAGCCTAGTAATTTTGGTGTTATATTTGCCATGTAATTACCCTTTTTTATTTGTTATTAAGTATCTTAATTTTTAATCGTGAGTTAGGATGATATGGCGGTATATTTTTAAGTATAGTATAATTATCTATATTTATTTTTTGTCCGATATACTCAGAGCTGGCGCTAGAAATATTATCGATATCGCTATATATGATAAACTCATTTTTACCGTGCTCCAAAGAAAGTAAACTATAGCCATAATTATATCCTCTAATTTTTTCTGTCCTATTTGCCATTCCTACTCTTGCAGAAGCCTTATTTAGACTCTCTTTATCTTTACAAATCATATTTACAACATTATCTCTTATCTCATCCAATGGTTGGAATATATTATGTGTTATATCAACATCATAATCCTTTAGGCCTAAATCTTTTGCTGCAGCTTCCATTCCTTCTTTTATGGATTCAATCATATTATACTTTATTCTGTCATAAGTATATTTTGTTGCAAGCATTATATCTAATCTGTTTGATGTAGGCTTTTTATTGTAAATGTTTTCTATAGAATTTTTAAACTCATCTTGTAATGATATGCTTTCGATAGAATCTTTTATAGCAATACTATCCTTATGTTTTACAATATTGCTATTAGTTTTTGATGCCTTGATACTATCTCTTTCTGCTGCGCTTTTATCTTTTTGAGCCTGCTCTTCTTTGCTGAACTTGCTCGATATACCTGGTGCGGTATAATTATCTATATCATCATCTGTAATGTCTTTATGTCCGAGCTTATTCCTTGTTTCGTGTATAGTTTTGACACCTTTTGTATATAGGTCAGCTTCATGATTTTCAGATCTAATCTTCCATTCAATATCAATCTCTTGGAATAATAATTTTACTTCAGTTTCTTCATCAAAAATATCGCTATAATTAGATTGAAGCATCATTTCGTCTAATACTTTTTCTTTAAACTGCTGAGACAGTTCTTGCTGTATAAATTTGACACCATCTATAATTTGTCCAGACAATGTATCTGCTGTACCATTAGTTGTTGTACTTCCTATGCCAAGGTCTATTTCAGATACACCTAATCCACTAAATACCCTTTGTTGGAAATATTTAAGAAAAGGAAAGGCATCTACACCTTTGCCATTGTTTCCAATAAATTCAATCTCATGACGATTGTCTGTAGCAATACCTCCATCTTGCATCATATTTTTCATATCAGACTGTGCTCTTTCGAGTTCAGTTAGACCACTTCTATGATCTATAATAGATGGATTTTCTACTTTATAATGGATGATAGGGAATAAATCTCTATAAATTAAAAGCTGTATATCTTCTTCAATCTTTCTTAAAGTCCTTATATCATCTATAACAGGAATTATTTCTGGCATACCAAATACCATCCCATCTTCCTTATATAGTGTGAAGTGGACTATATCATCTGGATCAAACTCTTTTTGTATACCTCTTCTGTTTGTATGTACCCATTTTTCGATTATAAGCCTTATTCCTGTTTTCTGTGATGCATCTTTTATAAACTTAAACTTTGGCTTCATAGTAGTTGGGTGAACGGTAAATAAGCCAGATATTGGCTTCATTTCTTTCCCATCTTTCTTGTATGACTTGCCATACTTAGGATCATCACTCCTAGTTTTTATAAGAAATGCATTGCTTGCTGCTATTAAATAAAATGCAACCTGTTTAATTACTGTATCAATTGAGGATCCTGTTTCAAGTTGCATTAATTTAAATCTATCATTTATATATTTTTTCTTTTCATCATCATCTGAATGAATAGACATTCCAGACTTAGTTAACAGTCCATGCTTTTTTTGTGTTGCTTTTAAAAAATATGCTTCATGTTTTAATAGCTTAAATACTGCAACTAGATCGTATTCTGATTCAGCATACATATAAGTAAGCTGATTTGGTGATTCAAAATAACGGGTAACTGGAGGTTTAATAGTTTTGATATCCTTGGCAACTTTTGAAACAATTCTGCTGCTGGAACTACTAAAGGATTCAGTCTTGTCCATTACTTTGATAATATTGCTAGCACTTTGAAATGCTTTTTCGGTTGGTTTTATAAGCAATTTCATTATTTGTATTCCTTATATTTATTAATTACACTTTTTATCGAACTGATAAGTAATAGTTGCTGTGTTTGGATTTATATTATAGTTTTCATCTAATATATTGTTTAATATTCCATTATTAATGAATTCTTTTATCTGATCTGGAGCATTATTTAATATGTTATATGAACTCTTAATTGTATTCTCATCAATTACTATATTGTCTGGAGAAGCAAAATCCTTAAACTTTTCAGCTATATCATCAATATCTTCATATGTAGCTGCATCACTCTTAATTGTATAACTTGGAAGGGATGACAATGTATATCCAAATGGATTAATACTATCTTTGCTATCTAATAAATTACCAGCACTCATTAAAGATGTATATTTTGGAGCTGACGCATTGCCAGTACATGGTTCTACACCACACCCTCTGGCTATCTGCATAAAGTTTCCACTAACATATTTTAATGCTTCTGTAAGAGCAGCTAGTTCTAAAGACCACCCTAGATTTTTATTTATTTGTCTAAACTTTAAGTTAAATCCATTATTCGCTGCAAATATATCTGATATCTCTTGTTTTATTTTACTTTTTAATGAACTTATAGTCTGTAAAATACTTATACGTATCCTATCTGCCATGTTATTAAAACATTCTTGAGGGACTAGGTTATTTATAAGATCTTCAACTGGACCAAAGATTTTATTTAATACTTCGTCAGCAGCCTGCAATAACATCCCTTGTAATGCAAATAGAACGTTCTGTGCAAGATCCCAAATTCCAATACCGGTGAAATCTGGCATTGTAAATTTAAAATTTTTAGAAAAATTTAAAGCATCTAGTACACTTTGCACATTTTCATAAATACTAATTGGGGCGGCTAAGATAGTACTTATTGCCTCAGGAACATTCATTTGAGCACCATCTGATGTCTCTTGAATATTAGAGAATATTTGATCTATACTGGAAACGATAGTCTCTGCAGCATCTGCAGTTGCATTGAATGTTTCTATTGTATTATTTAATGCTCTTGCCCCTGTATTTAATATAGAAATCCCATTATTTATATCTCTAATGGTTTCGTATAAAGAATTCCTTGCAGAACAAGACATTGTGCTTATTAAAAAACAGAACACTGCACAGAGAATGTCTGTACCCTTAATGTTAAATGTCTGCAATAAAAATGCAGACTGTAAAGATTTATCGACCTCTTTTCCGAGATCATGAAATGTATCAATGATTACTTTGCTTGGAGCATAATAGTCTAACACCTTTATCTTTTTGTTTGCTTCATTGAATAAAGATGCAGAGTTGACTTGACTATTATAGACATTGCCATCTTTGATAGGTATGTCTACGCCGTTAACGCTAATGGTTAGAGCATTGCTTTTTAATTGATTGCCAAGCTTTGTAAAAGTAGCTTTATTTGTAAAATCGCTAATTTGCATTATTCTATTTCTAAATTATAACTTTCTAAAGGATTTAACAAACTTTCTATTCTGTATCTTAGTAGTTTAAGATGTGCATACTGTTGAGCGAATACTGCTTTAGAACTCTTATCTTCAGATGCTTTTTCTATAAAGAAATCAAAAATCTTTTTGGCACTAGTATAATTATTATAATCCATATCCCACATCCTTATTTGCAGCTTCTTTTACTTTACCTGGATTTCTATTGTATACATCTTTTGTTCCCTTTGTTATTGTATATCTCATTTTACTTTCTATGGGATTTAATATCATAGGGAAGTTATGTATATTACTATTGTGCTGCATAAATAGCTTTTTCAGATAGTCTTCCATCTCTTCTCTTGTAGGATAATCAAAGTTTATAAGTTTATATAATAGATCATAACAACCTGCTATTTGCACAGACCATTTCTTCTTTTCTGGAACAACTGGTATATTTACTTTTACTTTGGAAGCAGTTAGTGCCTCAACTAATTTTGCAGAATCTATGCTCATGGTCTTTTTCCAGATAGACTTACAAGTGTCATATTTACATAGTTTTCAATTATATCATCTACAGCCTGCTTAAACATGCTGAATGTTACTGTGTTCCCAGTTCCACCATATGCCTTGATTGCCTGAATTATATCATCTCGATCTGTTGAATAGGATAGTTCATCAACTAATTTATCTGCATTAGTTATTAGATAATCTACCGTCTCTAGCCTTTTGTTATATTCTTCTATAACTTTTAGATGATCTACTATTCTTTCTGCAACTTTAATTGATTCTTTTTCTACTATATCTTTTGAGACTAGGCTTCCTTGAGAATCTGTCTCTGATATATTATCATTTTGTATTTTTGCAGGCTTATATGATATATCTTTACGCTCAAATATACTCATTCTTAAACACCTACTACATCTAGCTCTTCTGAGTAGGATATGTCTATAAAATAATCTCGTATTGTAAATAGAGATGGGTTGCTTAAAAAATTTATCTTTAAGCGTATTGGCTTATAAGACATATCAAATAAAGTAGAATTTCCTAGATATGGAATATATAGTCCTGATTTTCTATTTGACCAAGAATAATTAGATAATTCATCATATCCATAGCTAAATTTTACTTCTATATCTCCGTCATTAGAGATTGGGACATAATTTGTTTTATAGCTATTTCTAAGAATTATATTTGAGGTAAATGTAAAACCCTCATATACAGACTCTAAATATAGCTTATCTTCTGTAGAAGGTACGCTTAGGTAAATATCTGTATCTTTTCTTACTACACCAGTAGCATAATTACTTACACCACTAACCTCTTTCATCAAAGAGACAACTATGCCTTTGTAGTATTTTAAAGGATTGTCATTTCTTAGATATATAACAGACTCTAATGAGTTATAGCTACTAGTAGAATTAAAAGCAAATGGCAATATTACTGGATTTGTAAAGTTGCCATCTTCGCTTATTTTCTGCTCTAATCTTTTATTTGTAAATGGTACAGACTCTTGGAATAGTGTTAACATTATGTCCTCTTAAATTGGAAGTATTCTTGTTATTACATAATTATTTCGCCTACTGGCATTAATAGGAGGCCTTCTCTCCATTCCTCTGTTAAAAGTTCTAGAGACAACTGGAACAAGCTCTTCCTCTTTTGGTTCATATTTTTTAATTTTGTTTTCATCCAACGTAATAGGCTGTGGAGAATTATCTGTTAATAAGACTATAGATTGACTATGGTGTATATTAATAGTGTCCATTTCCATATTAGGACTTAATAGTTCTCTAGCATTTATGCGTACTGACTCTGCTATAATTCTCTTAAATAATTCTGAGTAATGTTTTATAATGCCATATAGTGCTAGACAGAATGCATCAATTAGATGGTCTTCAAATCCACTATTCTTTTCAAAACCGTACTGTTCTGTTCCCTTCCCAGTTATATTTAGCATCTTATAGTTTTCTAAACTTGCTATAAGGTCTACATCTGATGCTGGATAAGATATTGGAACTAGATTATTTTCAGGTTCAAATAATCTTGATACCTGACCAATTATAAATCCTCTTGTCGTCTTTTTAGTTATCTCTCTATTAAATGGATCCTCTATTTCAGTCCAAGAACCAAATTGTACAGGCTCTAAAATATGCTTGATCATTGCATCAGGATGCATAGGCTCAATCATACCATCCTGCTCTGATTTAAGTGACCATAGCTTTAAATCTTCACATATAGAGTGAGAATATCCATAGTCTACCATCCAATGTTTTGGTTGCCATTTTCTGTTTAATTCTATGAATGTTTGTTTTGCAACTGTACTATTCCATACTGCAGAAGATACAACTTGTTTATCAACACATTTTATATGATTTATATCTGGGTTAAAACCTATGATATAAAAATATGTACCGATATTTGGACCATTCCAGTCAACGCCACCAAAATATAGATATCCAGGCTCTCTAGCGCAAAACTCATATTCATACTCTGATTTAGCTAAGTCTATTCCTTTATGGTTAAATGGACCACCTGAGACATCTGGGAACTCAGCTTCAGCTTCTTGTTTAAAGCCTGTCTCTCCAAGCAACTTCTTAAAGAACTCAATCTGACCCGCCATTTCTTCTACATCGTAAATGGATGTGTGAAACTCTGCAAACTCAGGTGACTCTTTACATGCTTCGTAAAAAGGATTACCTCTGCCTTTTGGTGTAGAAGTTTCTATAATAGTTGCATCATCACCTCTAGATGCCATAACCATTATAATGTCATTTAATATTTCTTTTTGTACAATTGCAGCCTCATCTATATATAGCCAATCGCAAGTCTGTCCACGGACACCAGGTCCGGCAATCATAAGGATAATCTTTGATCCATTATCAAACTGTACATTATAAGTAGGGCTCATAGACTTACCAGTCATGGAAGACTTGATTATGTCACTTTTATATATAAAGTCTCTAAATATATATTCGTCCCAAATCTTTTTAATCTGAGCTTCCTGTGGAGCAACAACTAATACGGTTGCATTTTCATTGGTTATAATGTGATGAAATATCTTAAACATTATAATTAATGTTTTACCAGTCTGCCTACATTGTCTAGCTGCTAGTTTTTTAGATGAGCAATATAAAAGTTTTTTCTGATACTTTCTAGCTGGCTTGCCATATACTAGACCAAAGAAATATACTGGGTCATATAGCCATCTGGCATCTTCTTCTGTCATTCCATTTTTTATAGCAAACTTAACATCTTGTTCTACGGTTATGCCAGAGCAGTCACAAGCAAACTTTCCATATTTCTCAAATTGCTTTTTAATACAAGCTTGACATATATCATTCTTATAGGCGCTACTATTAATATTACGCATTATCCTCTAAAACCTCATTTAGTTCTGCTGTATCTTCTGGCACAGTTTCTTCATTTTTTATAACTAGTTTTTGTGAAATCCAAGTAGGGAATGTTATATTGTGTATGCCATTAGCTACACCATCTTTGTCTCCGGAATTATGATGTTCGTTACATAAGACTAAACAATTCCTTATATCATCTACAGTAGTGATTGGAATATTTTTTAGTAACTTTCCATATCCATATGGATCAAAATCTTCACAAAATTGTTTTAACTTATCAAAATCACATACATTTTCAAGACATCATTCCATTCCACTATGATGTACTTCTAAGTCTTCTAAAGATCCACAAACCCAACAATAGTAATGTCCGTCTTTCCTGAGTCTCGCCTTAGTCTTTCTAAACTCTTTAGACTCTTTCCTTTCTTCATGACTAGGAACTACTAGTAAATCTGTTAATGTTTTCTTTACTACATGTGTCACAACTTTCTCCTTAATGCTACTGAAATAGCTTTGGCTGCTGGTCCAAGGTTACTTGATTTCCCTGGTGTTACATTTATTGCCTTTAATATAGTCTTTGATTTATCTATCTTTTTAAATGGTATCTTGCTTGTAGTTGTATCAATTACCTGTCTAGCTGGCTTTGTAATATTCTCTGCCCCATCTACAGCCCTCATTGCCTCTAAGTCTTTTAACCTAGACTCTACTTCAAAAGCTGGTACAATATTTTCTGGATAAAATGTTCCAAAGTTTAGTGCGTTTGACTCTTTAGTAAATACACCATCATATCCTTTTGCTTTTAATTCATCTAGTACAGATTTATGCTCTATAACTGCCCAGTTTCCCCATTCTGCAAATTTATTTAGCTTTTCTAATTGCCTTTCTTCTGTTAGCCCTTCTAATACAGGAGCGAATCTTGTTTGGAAATCTGGCGTTTTTAACTTATTTTTAAGTATCCCAGATAATTCTTCCCTATGTGCTTCATTTCTAAAGTCCCAAGGCTTAGAGCTTTTTATATAAGATGGCCTAACATTAGCCCCAGGACCTTCTGTGGCAAAGGTATTGGCAAACTCTGCGTTTGCTGAGCCATAGAATAGCCCCGTATGCTTACTTACGCCATAATTCTTGAAGTTTTCGGCAGTCCCATGATAAAACTTTAGAGGGTTTCCTTGTTCGTCTGGAAGGAAACCCTTTTTTAAATTATCTATAAGTTGAGATGCTAAATCAAATTTATTATTTACCATCTTGTTTTATACTCCCAAGTAGCAGTTAGCATAACACCATCAATATTATCTGCAATATTTATTAATAGCTCTCTATATTCATAGGACGATATGTTCTGTTTTAATAATATAGGCTTAATAGATACAGACTTAGGCTCAATATAAGTAATATAAGAACAGCTACACATTAGGAGCATATATAAGAGTAGAATAAATTTATACATATTATATATTCGGATTTATAGTTCTGGTAAAGTGAGTGTCAGTTTGTCCCGCATACGCAGCAGCACCCAAAGCCATAGTGGTAACCCTACTATCTGCTACTTTAGACACCATATTCGCACCTTTTAACATCCAAGGCTTGATATTTTCATTGAATTTGGCATTCCTTGTTAAGCTTCTAGCTGCTCCACCAGCAGCACCTAACGCTCCAATAGTAGCTCCAGTTAGCATTGCATTTCTGATAAAATGTGGGTCTGTTTCAGCAATATTAGGGTTTATCATATTTCCAGCCATACCCATCACTGCTCCACCAGCAGCACCAATCCCTGCGCCCATAAGATGCTTACCCATTGAGCCCATTTGAAAATCTTTAGCTATTGTTCCAAAAATAGATTTTGTTTGATTTTTCCATCCATCTACAGCACCTATTCTTTCTCTTAGAGTATCTCTAGACCATTTTCCTGTAGCCTTATCTGCAGCAGTGCCTGTCCCTAACCTACCACCCATAGAGGCTTCTTTAAACTTTGCCGCAGTCTCATCCATAAACTTTCCTAATCCACCACCAACTCTTGCCCCTACAGTTGCTGCCTCTGCTGTTGCTGCTGACTTTATGCTTTTCCCTACTACCATGCTACCAGCATTGTTCCCTAAAGTTTTAGCCCCAAATTTCAAAAAATCACGTAATCCCATAATTATCCCCTATTATGAAAGAGTCTAGCTGTAGATACCATTTTGCTTTCATACATATCCATAGCCTGACCTATTGTTTGATGTAAACTGGCTTCATCTCTTTGTGTGTTAAAATATCTAGTATCGTAATGCATTTTCCTTCTATTTATATCAAACTGTGCTGCCTGATCCATCAATCCGCCAACTTTACTAAAAGCCCATGATGCCATCATTCCTGCTGCCATAGAAGCCATCATTCCAACCATTGGGCCACCCATTCCTTTAAGAGCTTTAAACTTACCAGCTTTGTTAAAAAACCCTCTAGTGGATGACTTTTTAAGGTCACTTATAGCCTCTGATGTAAGCATTTTCAGTCCATTTTTGTCTGCATACATACTCCCGCTTGGGTTGGACCAAATGTCTCTACCCTGCATGAAACCTCTGCTCTTTCTCCACACCTCTTTGCTACCTAAAGCAGCAAACTGAGCCTGCCTCATTCCTCTCATGGTCATCTGTGCGCCAAAAATCCCAGCTCCAAAAGCCCCAGCAAACTGCCCAGCCTGGACGCCTACATTCCTAAAAGTATCAGGATTCATGCTATTAGCATCATCTAAGAAGTTTATAGCCGCATCTCTACCTATAGCTATAGGATCCCTAGCAAAAGTCCAGTTTAAATATGTATTTACACCAGATGCATCAAAAGCTTCACCTATACCAGATAATGCTTTAGCTCCTACCTGTAATCCAGATTGTAACATATTACTCTCCTAGCATTTCCTTTAGAGTACATTTTATGTCTAAATTAGACAAAGCTATATTGTTATACATATTCTCAGCATATAAATGATATGGAACATCATTTATAAAATACATTTCAACATCCTTATACCTTTTGTCTATTGAAGAAAATAAACTTTCTACAGACCAATTCTTTGGTGGCATTATATCTCCTAGTAAAAAGGCTGAGTGTAAGCTCAGCCTTATATTGTGCTACATGTGTTAATAAGCATCAGTTATACAAATAAAGAATCTCTATATAAATTCAGCCTTTAACCTATCTATAGAGAACTGCTCTATATCAAATCTACCCTCTTTACAGAAATGTAAAAGAGAGACACATCTAACATTAGCATGAGGAGTATCATCAGCATACCCACCAGGAGGATCCCCTTCAAAGAAACAACCTGCATTATATACTTGTATCAATTCATCATCACCATGTCTCTGACAATTAAACTCTCCTGTAAAATGAGTATGAAAGAATACAAGAGACTTGGATGTAAGATCAGAAGCCTTTTGAGTAGCAAACTTACCAGATATAGGTTGGCCAGCAGCATTTAAAGGAACATGTGTAAACAAAGTGCCATATATTTCTCTAAACTTTTTATAAGGGACAACGTCAAACCCTCTTTCTTTTAACTTCAAGTCTTCTACTATATCCATATGCCCAGAAAGCGCAGGATTAGCCTCTACATACCTTTCTACTCTGAACTCATGGTTTCCTATTAGATAAACTAAAAGAGGCTTGTAATCCCTAATCTCGTCCTTATAAGACAATAAAATATCTAAAGCTTTGTTACATGTATCAATTTCTAACTTATATCTTCTTCCTTCAACAGACAACTTGTTATTTCTATCAAAGAAATTTAGAGAAAGCATATCAGCAAAATCTCCACCAAATAGAATTACATCAGGCCTCTTATCTTTTATTAACTTTGCTAAATGGGTAAATCTAGAAAGGTCTTGATCATTTGTAACATGAGCATCAGGTATAACTAATACTCTGAATATCTTACTCTTTTGCTTTACATGAACTAAAGCAGGCCTGTCTTTTAGATGAATATTCTTCCTTTGTTTACGTATAGATTCTCTAGTCCTCTTAGGTATAAGAGAGCATAACTCATCTAGTGTCTTAAACTTATTAAAAACTAATACATCAAACTCTTCTTTTGTCCACAATTCACTCACTACATATCTCCTAGTCCACCAAGTGGGTTGTCTAATTCAGTATGTACATCTTCAACATTTAAATCTTGTTTCTTTAACTCTTTCATCTTAGCCTTCATACTAGAAAGAAGTTGTGCAGGCCCAGCTTTGACCTCTTTCAAAGCAGCCTGCTTCTTATACTTCTCTTTCCTAGTAGCAGTAAAAGATTCTAGTATCTGCATCTTATTCTTGAATATCTGCATCTTTATAGACAATGCATGAGATATCTCTTCTTTAGTTACAACCCTACCATCCTGATCTACACCAACTACAGATTCCATTCTAAGATCTTTATGATAATTAGAGAGTATAGCATTACACCTATACTCTATAAGTTCATACTCTACTAACTGATTTATAAGAACCATCTCAGGATAGTTATTTATATCTATATCTAAAGATTCTAAATACATATTCATAGCCTGAGTAAGAACATAGTTCTCATGCAAACATTCCATACCTTCAGGACATTTATCAGCTACATATAAAGCACATCTTCCTTTATATAAACATTCTGACTTGGTACATATAACAACTAAATTGGTAGAAGAACCAGTTTCAATATCTTTAAAAGACTTAGCAATAGATTTAAGTTCAAAAGAAGTAAGAGGTATAGAATTATACTGATTCATTCTAAGAGCTAAAACAGATCTAACTCTATCTAAACCAGCCTCCTGTTCTTGCAACTGAGTTATAACATCACCCAGTTGATAAGTATCTATTACCTCTACATCTTTGAATTTATCATTGATTTGTTTCTTCGGCTTATTAGCCTCATCAACAACAGCAGGAAAATCATCCATTACTTGTTCTCTTTCTCTAAGTTATCCAATGCATATCTAATAAGATATAATACAGAAGGACCAAACTTATATACTTTAAGTTTTCCAGCTACCTGCATAACTTCATCGTATAACTCCATACTCATATCCATTGTTACCTTTTTATTTTTACCATTCTTCTCTGACATATAAATCTCCTATATATTCTTTTTGCCTTTTGTTTGAAATAAAATCTTTTTTGTTGTATGTGCTTTCCTGCACAACAATTGTTCTAAGTACTTTATCAATTGTTCCATATCTTGAACAACTATACCTGAACAACTAAAAGGATTTTATCATATTTTAAATCCATTGTCAACAAGAAAATATTATTTTTTCATTTTAATTCATTTTTATTTTGTATATGATAATATCTACGATGTTATTAACGCCTGTTGTACAGGTGTGGCCTAGGTCATGAATGACCTATAACGGTCTCTTCTAATAATAAGAGAATATTCCTATATGTATTTGAAATTATTATAAATATTTTGAAAAATCTGAGTTTGAGTTGGGTTTGGTTTGGGGATAGGCTGGGGTAAGAAAATATTACTAATATAGGTTGGATTTGGTGGATATTGGTTGAAGGGCTAATTAGAGGTTTGGAGGGGAGAAATCGCCAAGATCCGACCCCACCACCAAAAATAACAAGGAGGAAGTACAATGGGAAAGCTCAAGTATGATGTGGCTATCGAGAAGTATGCAGCATTATCTGACACTCTTCTTGCTATTAAGAAAAGGCTGTAGTACTTCATGGAGAAGCGCCTGCACTACTACTACGCTCTTAACAACGAGCGTTCTGTAGAGACAGGTATTGTGATCGGTATTGTTATTGATACCGAGTATGATCTTATACGCATCGGTGCTCTTATAGACCGGGCTGTGTATGAGACTGCCTTCCGCAAGATAGAAGAGGTAGAGGCTAAGCTTATTAAGCTCCTGTAGTACAACACTCTAACAATGGGGGCTGCGCACCCTACACGCAGAGAAAGAGGTACAATATGGTAGCTGTTATCGTTGGTGTAGTAGCGTTGGTAGTTGGTTATGTTGCAGGTATCAAAGTACAGGCAGCAAGGGATATAGGCGCTGTTGATGCTGCTATTCAGGCGGCATATGACAAGGCTATTGGGGGTTAGTAATACAGTGGACTAGGCCACTATAAATAGACACTAAGCCTAGTGCGTCTCTCATGCTCATCTGCATGAGGGGGCTGTGTAAGACCTGACCCTGTATAGGCAGGCATCAGATAGGAGGTGTAGTATGAAGGTAGTGTTCTTCGCAGTGGCTGCATGTGTAGAGGATGCGCAGAAGGATACCCATCCTATAGAGGCCGTGGCATGCGAGAAGGTAAGCGATGGTATGGAGTACATGCTTAACAAGCTCCCTGCAGGGTACATGGTAGCATGGCACGGTGATAGTGAGGGTCACAAGAGTGATTCTATTCCTTACTGGTACATCAAGTACGAGGGTAGGACCATTCTTGTACAGGGGCTGTAGTACAACAATCAACGCTGTCCTATCGGCTATACGGGGAGAAAGAGGTGTATCATGTTAAACAGGATTCTTGCAACTCTGGTAGTAGTGGCGATGTGGACGTTGTTGATCGGCGTTGGACCGTCTGTGGTGGCAAAGGGAATGGCTTCTGTCTATAAATGGCAGGAGCAAAGGAATGTGCTTGTTAAGGCCCTCGATGCCAGTAAGTAGTATCCTCCAACCAAAGAAAGGAGACATATCATGATGGCGAAAAAAGAAAGCAGGCTTGTATTCGTGGAAGGCAAGAGGTGGCTTGTTAACGGGATCATTCCCTCTGACTATGGGAAGGAGGAGATTGGGCAGGCCATCAAGGACAACATAGTGCGTATCGTAGCAGTGAAGGCTCTTGAGGGGCCTATGGATGAGCGGGTGTGGATGGACCTCACACCCAGCAGGTTGGCAAATGAGGAGAACTACCGGCTGAATAACCTCGTCAAGATGAAGAACATCTGGCACATCAACATGCCGGATAGCGAGATCATCAACTGGGTGCAGCACGAGAAGAGCACCCGCTTCCCTCAGTCGGCAACAATCAAGGTCGGTGATGAGATTGCCGATGTTGTGGAAGTGGATGGTAAGTACTACATCCATGCTGAAAAAACCTGCCAGGTCTGCGGCATTAAGATCGCAGGTACGAGGCAGGTATACAAGAAGGGTGATGGATTCACCTATCCGCAGATGTTTCAACCGGATCCTCAGTTCGCTGGAGCAGTCCCGGCCAAATTCAAGTCCAAGTTCTGGGTCTGCAAGGACCATGCTCCCGTGGACGTAACGGAGGAAACCAAGGGCGAATACAAGGCTCCTGGTGTCACCATTCCTGCACCCAAGAAGGTCCACAAGGCTGTTGTTACACCTCATGAGTACGATGATCTCAAACATGAGATCAAAGACCTCAAAGGGGCTCTTAGGGCTCTTAAAAAGAACTCTTTCACTATCGCAGAGCTTGAGGCTAAGTTCTGGGATATGACTGGAGAGGCTGACTCTGCTGACCTTGGTGCTATTGCCAAGTTTATCAAGGCCCTCAAGAAGTAGTCGTCACTTTTCTCATTCCCGCTAGCAGACCGGTTATAATAGTCTGCTTAAAGGAGAATAGTCATGGAAGAATTCAAGAGGACAGTATTAACTGCGGCAAATCTGATTGGTATGCTGGATGAGTATCTCTTTCGGGGGGAAGGGTACATCAAGGCCAGCATCAAGAGAGCGGTAAAGGAAGTGAAGCTGCGTGGTCACAAGGTATTGGGCGTGTACATAGCTGGTGGAGCAGTAGCTAATGTACTCATTCGTAAGTGCAAATCCCACAACACCATGCCCATCAATGACATCGATGTATATGTATTCATTGACGGAGAGAAGTATCGGAAGAACAGGGCATCCTCAGTGCTTAGGACTCACTCGTTTGGCAAGTTTGAGTCTGTTGTTGAAGGTGAAGATGAGTATGGTATGAATATCCGCCATCACATCTTTAAGGACAAGATGTATAGGGTAGAGAAGTCTTACTCGTATAACAAGATCTTCAATATTATCCTTTGTTCTACATGGGAGAATCATATCCCTACAGCAGAGGAGCTGGCTAAAGATTTTGACATTAATGTATGCCAAGCAGCCATTGATCTCAGAACAAAAGAAGTGTTTGTCCATAACGATATCCTGATGGCAATGCAGCATTTCTTTGTCAAGGTCAATATACTGAGATGGCACTCTCCGGTACAATCTCTCCTTAGGGCTGCAAAGAAAGAGCTGCAGTTGTATGGCAGAACTCACTATGCTCGGGCCAATGCGCTTGAGACATTCGCTCAGTGGCTGTTGTATGAAGAGACTTCTCCTCAGGTATTTGGGAAGAAGTTTGTAGAGCTGTACTATGAGATCCCTGAGCTCCACAAGTACTTCAGGGTTGAGAGGTGCGAGGAGACTCGCGCATTTAAGGCAGTTTGGGATGAGGGCTTTGCAGGATTCCAGACTCACCAGATGGCAATCAAATACTTGAGGGGAGAGAAAAGAAGGGAGGTAGCACATGAGTTTTAGCATCGAGGAGCTCTCTGCAATGGGAAGTATTGGGTTGGGGCAGTTATTGGTATAGATGAATATACCATAACCTTATTGTTTGAACCTGTCATACCGCCTGAAGGTGAGGGGTACGACCCTATCCGCTGCAATCCTAAAACGATGGTTGTCAACAGACATCTCTTGCCAGCTTTTAAAGCAATGGGGTGGAGAGACGAACTGGTCGTAGAAGTAGAGGATAAGGGTGAGGTCGACACGGGCTATTGCCCGGAAGATGATATCCCGTTTTAGTATTCTCTTCGGCATCACAAGACTCTACATCTTGTGGTGCTCATAGGGTGTACTAACCAACAAGCCTATATCTAATAGTGTAATGCTCCTAAACAGAGTTGCTATTAGATCAATTGGCATCTATTAACCTCAACCAAATAAATAGGAAAAGGAGTCTATCATGACAACGAACAACAGCATCAACATGGTACAGTATCTGGAAGAGAGGATCAAAGCTGCAAGGGCTGCAGTAGTTGCAGCAGAAGCAAAAGTACGTGAAGAGGAGGCCAAACGCAAAAAGATCGATGAGCTGCACCAGGCCATCGATGAGAAACAGGTCGAGATGAAAGAGGTGGCAATGAGGAAGAATACCCTCATCGCAGCAGTCAACGAACTCAAAGAAGCAGCAAAACACGTCAAAGGATTTGAGAAAGAGATCTCCGAGTTCAACAAGGACATCCTCTCTGCAACTGCTCTCATCTCTGCACTGAACAACGACATCAGGATGATCGAGAATGAAATCCACAAGGTAGCTTTCCCTGCATCAAACAAGGTCGACAACGTGGTACTATCAAGAACGAAAGAGAAGGCCGGCTTCTGCAACAGAGCCAGGATCGTCAACAGCTAGGAGGTTACATGGAACGAGTAGAGTATCAGGATCCCTGCATGGGATGCGAACGTAGTACATGTTTTGGATGCGAATACCAACACAAGGAGGATAACTAATGGCTAGGACAATTGAGATGGTAAGAACAAAGAAAGGAGTGTGGGTTATGAAAGATAAGAAACCTGCATTGCTGGACCGTATTACTTTAAAGATCATTGAGAAGATGTTTAACTTTCCCAAGTTTGCAGTATTTTGCTGCATCCTCACTTATGATGAGATTATGTCCGACCAGTACCTCATCAACGAACTCTTGAGCTTGATAAACTAGAAAGGAGAACAACAATGATAACAATCATCGGCACTGTAGTTAAAAGTACAATAACCCAAGAGAAAAAGCCTCACCACCCTCACAAACGTAGGCGCACTTTCATCTCAATCTTTCTTGATAACGGGAACGTAGAATTGCCTATTCAGTGCTCGGCTATCAAAGGAACGAAGCTTTATGCGACATGTGCAACATTAAACACGGGAGATATAGTTACTATACAGGCTAAAGCTATGTCTGGATATGCATTTATGCAAAGGAATATACATTTCGATGATATAGAAGAGAAGCCTAGGGTAATAGTAACTGTAACACCTGGGTGGAAAATTATAGACATTAAAAGGAGGAACAAACATGAAAGATAGAATAAAGCAGGAGTTGAATTTTAACTACAAGACGTATAAAGCTATAGAAGGAGAAGGTATATTCATATTCCTTGTACAGTTTTGTGTATGCAACTTCTGTACTATCAAGGAGGTGATTAGTCCAACTGAATGGATCATAGAGATAGAGAGGATTGATTACCGGGTGTGGTATGACGAAGAGTTCAATATTATAGAGAAGGAGGTATAGCAATGGGAAAACTTATAGCTGGAGTTGTCCTCATGATAGGCGGTGCAATTGTGAGTGAGATTATGGTATATCCTATATCTTTTATAGGAACTATAGTCATTTTGGCAGGAGCAGCTCTGTTCGGTGCTGCTATAATGAAAGAAAAAGGAGGAAAGAAAGATGAGGAAAGACGTTAGTATAAGACTACAGAATGGGGATACTCATCATCTCTTTGGCTTCTCTAAGTTTAGCATTGATAACAATAATACAATCATAGAAGTAGATGGGACTACACAAACTTTTCCGTCTACATCTATCGATCAAATATTTATTGTTGTGAGGGAAAAAGTAATGTCAGTTAAATTTGATGTTACTTATGGGGTTGTAACTATTACATATCCCAACAAGATGATTGTAACAGTGAGAGAGTGCGCAGTTACTAATTACGTTGGAGTAGATGTATATTTCGAAGGTAAGAATATCAACAGAGAGGTATATAAAAGAATGTACGGATATCAGGCAGAACTGCCATTTGGTTTTGCCAATGTAGACGCAGAGAAACTTACTGGTATTTTGAATTTCGTAAGCAACCAAACCACAGGAAAGGAGAAATAAAATGACCGTTAAAGAATTGTATGCAAGAGCGAAAGAGCTGAGAGTAATCAGGTATTCCAAGATGAATAAGAAGGAGCTTGAGTCTGCCATAGCTAAGGCTGAGGCTGATATCAAGCTTAAAGAGATGATTGTACAGCAGGAAGGGGCTGGTAAAGAACTCTCAGATAAAGAGTTTGATGAAATTATCAGCCACATTGACAAGAGGAAGGAGGAGGAGTTCAAAGAGTATACCGAAGGAAAAGCCCATCATGGAGATGGCAAAAAGAAAGGAGAGGATATGAGCAAGTTCACATTTATCAAAGGAAAAAGGGTTGTTGCCAGTGATACTGAGATGTATCCTGGTAAACACGCCATCCTCCAGCAGAAAGAGGATGGAAGCCATGTGGTTGTTTTCAGAGAGGGAGATGTTCCTATACTTATGCAGGCAACCGTGAGGAAGGCAGCATTGGAGTCTGGGAAATTTACACCCATCAGGATCCAGTACTCTGATGTTGATCTCAGGATCACCGCCATGAATCTCACTATTGACCGTCTCCACAAGGAGGGGATCGAGAAGTACGGGAAGCCTCTGTACCCTGTATTCTGGCACACTGATACCAGCAATGCTAAGGGGCTGGTAGGATTCAAGGAGGATTTCGACGAGTTGTTTGGTGTCGATATATTTGCAGGTAAAGATCCGGTCAGGTTGATCGAATACGACACTCCTGTCTCTGTACAGATAACCAATAGCACCAAGGAGTATCTCAACTTCTTGGTCCTTGATGTAGTAGGTCCTAATGGCGAGGCATATTGGGATGGACAAACCTGGATGAATGTTGTATTCAAATATGAATCGTATCTGTCTGAAAAGGACAAGGAGAAAGGTAAAAAGACTTACCATATCCATGAGGATACCGTACAGCTGAGGGCATTTATCCCCGCATTCCTGAAGGGACAAGGGGCAATGGCTCCTCAGTTTGTTCATGATGCTTGCCTGTCTTATGGCATCAAGAACTATGAGGACTACGATGGTGTTATCTCTTTTGACACCATGAAAACCAATCCTCTTGGGCTCAAGCATGGGGACAGCTTTAAGATCAAGGCAACAGATCTTAAGATTGTCAATATGCTTACCGAAAACCCTGTATCTTCTACTGGTGTACAGATGGTCACTCATAAACCTTCTGCCGTACTTAATTTCTGCGAAGAGCTGAACATTGCAGAAAATGGTAGGGTATTCCGTGGAATCATTGATGGAGACATTGAGGAGGCATATAAAATGCTTTCTGCTCCTAAAATGAGGACGATGGAGGATGCAGATATTGCTCACGCAATGTTCCTTGCAATGGCAGTTCCTGATGGTACCGGTTCATACAGGGTAATGCGTTGCACCTCTATCTATAACAAGTACATCGCCCGAGCAGTAAAGTTTTATCAGAACGATGTGCTTAAGATTGAGACTGCTGCATTGGCAGCATACGCCATAGCATGCCCTATTATCCTTCCTGATGAGAACGGGAATATGGTCGATGCACTCTCTATGTTCGAAAGACTTCACTATAAAGAAACTGGAGAGATGATTAACTATACCGTATTCCCTGATGATGATTCATTTATCAGAAAGGCAATGGCTAAAAGGTATCTCAACTCTCACAGGCATCCTGTTGTTGGTCCTGGCTCTGTTCAGAGAGATACCAATCTTCCCAAGGAGTATGTAGAAAAACTCCAGGCAATGGGATTCAAGTCTATCTACATGAAAGAGGTAGATGGAAAAGAATATGCAGTATGCCCTGTAAAGCATGGGTATATGATCTCCTATGACAAGGCACAAGCTCAGAATGGTGACTTTGATGGAGATATGCAGTATTACATTCCATCTGATACCGCTGACTTCGGTGTCATCCGTATGCCTGAAGCTAAACCTGAAGAGGCATCTGGTGAAAAGCTTGAGTATACTTATGAGAACTATTATAAGTTCTTGAAGTACAAGTATGCTGTCACCATTAACAGCCAGCCTATGATTGGGCTTGTGGACCTTCTTGTCCGTAGAGTCATTGAGGAAAATAGGCTCAACAAGGCAGTACTCACGCCATCTCAGTATATGGAGCTGGCACGTATTAGAGAGCAGATGATCCAAGGGAGAAAGCATCTCACCAAGGATATTGATCTTGACAATCCTCCTTCTATGGAAGAGCAGTTCTCTGCTATACAGAGAGTTATTGTCAAGAATTTCCACTACAACAAGCGCATGTCTTACAATCCTAAGGATGCACCTGCTACCCATAAGCTCAAAGTGTTTGGAGCATCTGGCATGGGAGCTAGGACAGAAACTGGTATGAGGGCAATTAACAATATTATCTCTCTGGTGAAGGCGGCTAAGAGACAGCCCAATTACTACAACGATCCCTATGCTAAATCATGGGATTATATCAGTGATGCAAGACAGTTGTATTATGTAGAGGATGATGCCAAATACTGGGGAGATAAATTTACTACTCTCTGGAATAATCTCAAGCGTGGTGATAAGGAGATACTTGGCATCAATGTTACACCCAAGCGTATGATTGAGGTAGCCTCTTTTGTTAGCTATCTTAATGAAGGACAGAAGAGTTGGCGCGAGATATCTGTTGATGAGATTGGAGAATACAGCCCTCATTACTATGAGATCCGTGTCAACAAGAATCCTGATGATAGCATCAAGAGCTACGACATACGCGAGTATGGCTATTCCCAGGCGGCAAAACTCCTTCTCCGTATTAATGATGAACATGAAAGAAGGACTGAATTCTTCCGCCTTGGCAAGAGGGCAGATATCAAGGTCAAACGTTTTATCGAGGACAGTGTAGGTTTCGATGAGACTAAGGTTGATCTGCTTAAAAAGCTTATCATTATCCGCCTTGGCATGGTTGGCTTTGGATCAGGAAGGAACCAAGAGGGTGAGAAATACAGCTTTGGTGGACGTACTTTCTGGAGGATGAAAAACAAATACATCTTCTGGGTCACAAAGCTTGTTCACCCTGATAACAAGATGATTGATCGCCTCATCGAAGAATTCGGGATTAAACTCTAACACCTAGAATTTAGGGGAGTGCTAGTGCAGGCTCCCCTAACTCTAAAGGAGAATAATTATGGAAAGACCTAAAATCCATAATGAAATAATTAAACAGTTCAAGAAGGTATTTCATCCTGTTGAGACAATTGAATATCATAAAAAGATAGACATACTTAGAAGTATATTATACCCCTCTTATTCTGAAGATTATATATTTGTCGTACATATATTTGGCACACATAGCGGAAGTGACTATTTTGATGGTATCGTATATGTATATGATAGAAATAAAGAAATATGCTGTAGTCAAGCTTACTCTTTTAGTTTTTGGTTTGACCACAATCCATACAAAATGATTGTTGGGAGTAAAGGAGTGGGGTTATGTCCCCGTTCTATTGAGCCTCATAGTCATGACCATGAAGAATATGAAAGAAAGCTAGCAGAATATAAATCCAAACAGACGAGAGGAGATAACAAATGAAAAAGATAAAACAAGCTGATCCGACTTCTATCCATGATGTTGAAGGCTGTGACATTATAGGAGCACATGTTGCTGGAGATTGGTTTTTGATGTGCGAATATGAGAGAGAAAGTTCTGGCGAGACTGATTATTTCTTTCTTAATATTAACACTTCGCTTGGTGTCCCCAATATAGAGGGATGGCTCACGCCTACTATTAAAGAGCTGATATTGATCTGGAAAGATGAGTATGTACGGCAATATAAATACGCCTTTTATGTCTTCAGAGATATAAAAGATTTTATGAAGTGTGCATCTATGAATGCCGATCCTATAAAACTGGGTGCATCGAAAATCATATTTGACGAAGAGAAATAGTCTTATAGTATCTTCGGCCCTACAATTTAGATTGTAGGGCTTCTAGGTGCTATAAGGCACTGGTTATATGATTCTTCATTTGTTAAGACGCCGGTTTAATCCTTAAAAACCATTAATGAATGGTTGGTACTATTTTTAGGCTTGCTATTTTGTGGAGAAAGGAGGTGATTTGACGTTTTGCTATTTATAGGCTGCTATTTTGGGTTGTTACATTGCTTTCTTTTGTCTGGCATGTAGCGAGGACATTGTAACAGCAATGCTATTTTGGGCATCATCTAGGTTTTGTTATTTACGAAAAGGTTGCGAAATAAGCAATTATCTAGCAATCAAAAATAAGGTCAAGACAGGGCCTAAAACTGTCTAGAAAAGGAGATGAAATCATGATTAGAAAGATTACGATTGAGGCTACTATTGAGTCCGTAAAGGGAACCGAGTTCGTTGACCCTGACAGCGGTGTAAAAACTCCGCAGGTAACCGTCAACCTTGGAGAACGCCTTCAGGTTCAGGTGAATCAGGATGACGCTCTGTACGGGATGATTCTGAAAAAGCTTCGTTCCGGCATGGAAGTTGTACTGGAAGCAGCGGCAATCGCACCGACGACCAAAGAGGGTGTCCTGCAGAGCGGCGATACCTTCACCTACGAAACCGGATGGAAAAAGCTCCTTGGAGTTAAATTCCTTTCCATCAAACCGGCTCCTGCTTCCGAAGTATTTGCAGAGCTTCCGGACGCTCCGACCGAAATCATCTTCACCGAGAGGATGTCTTCCAGCTCCAAATGGGGCAAGAAACAGGAGAAGGTAGAGGAATACACGCCCTCCGCTGACACGAAGTCGGACGGTTTCTAATCCCTGCTACTTTTAGGAGAGGAGTCAGCAATGGCTCCTCTACTATTTCTAGGGTCGTGACACCCGTTCCTGGGCCCGAATCCCTGTAGAGGGATAGGACAGCATAGACTGGCACACTCGAAACGGGCAGAAGGCAGGGGGAACTTATATGAGTCGAAACATATGAGTCGAAACATATGAGTCCGAAATACAAGCCCCCCACAAACAAATAAGGAGATAAAACTATGGAGAGGAAATTCTTAGAGATTAACCTTAATAAGTTGTACTCTCCCGAAAAACCCGACTTGAGCGAATGGGTAACTTATAAGAGAAGATTAGCTGAACAACTCCCCGATAACACCAACTTACGTGAAACAATAGTGCTATTAACTGGCACTGCACCAATTTGGTTACTCCGCAAATCCACAGAATTTTTATGGATGATAGTAAGATACGTATGCAGAGAGACCAAAGATAAAAGACTCAATGTTGCTACCAGCGTAAGTGCAAATAGTATTGTCTACAAAAGCTTCAGAGACAGAGAAAAATTCTGGGAAAGCTTAGAGAATAAAAATTCAATTTAATATACCTTAAGGAGAAGTAAGACAATGACATTTTTGAAATTCATCTTGTTATCAGCACTTATTAACGTACTGACTTGTGTTATTATTGCATTGTTCGACAAAAAGGATGTAACACAAACTGCATAAAAGGAGGATGCCATGAGAAGATGGTGGAATGGATTATCCGGTAAATGGAAAGCCGCTATCTACATGGTATTAGGATACGCGGCACATCTCTGTATCGAAACTTTTGTTCTTAGTAATATCCTTGCTATATTTGGATGGAGTATCCCCGTAGTAGTATAGGAGGAATGCCATGAGTAAAGCATGGTTCTTTGCTCTCGGATTCGTTATAGGGTTCATTGTTTCTTCCCCAGTTATGATTGCCATACTGGGCTACTACTTTCTTACATAGGAGGTGAAACAACTAAATGAGCATGATTGTGCTTCAAACAATAGTCCTCTTCGGCATCTTCATCTTAACTATTATCACTTGTGCCTTAGCAATATGGCATATAAGTGGTAAGAAAAAACTCTACACTTCTGGAACCAATAGTAAGGTAAAAGAGTTGCTAGAGGAAGAAAAAGAACTATACCGGAAAATCAACAAAGAATTAAAAGAAGCAGGATGGTTAAATAGAATCCTGCTAAAAAGAAAGCTTGGCCCACTGTATGACTGGTATACAGAAGGATACATCGAATGAAAATACCAGACATATCCGAAACAAACTACGCAGGATGGTGTAAACTAAAAAACAAAGGAATTTACCGGGGAAAATGGAGAACCAAGTGCCTCCCATTCAAATGCTGGCACTTCATCCCGAAATTTCGGACAAGGAGAAAAAAGTGAAAACCACATTTAAAATTGGAGACGTAACCGTCGCAACCACCACTACCTTCCCTGAAGGGGCACAAAATAAAGTAGAAGAAGTAGTACTCCGCGACCTGGAAATCAGCACCGAAATATCCGCAGAAGAAATGAAACAACAGATGAGCAACATAAAAGAACTCTTCGCCGGCCTCAAAGAAATCTACATCTTCACTAAAGAAGAACTGAATAACGGCAGCATCAACAAGATTAAAGACAACATCAAATCCCTGTAAAAAGGAGGTAGTATGGGAAACTATCTCTTAGCAGGTTTCATCGTAGGAACACTACTTTGGGGATGTAAATATATGCTTGCCTGCGCTATACTCCCCAAAGGATTCAACAAATGGCTCCATCGTACACCATTAGGATTGCTAGTAATGGATACCTTATTTGGTGTATTAGCACTTAAAACTATCTCTATGACAGGTGCTTCAGGATTAACTACCTTATTCGTACTCACATTTTATGGAGCATGGACTGGTATGCTAGTTATGAAGTATCTTATCATAAAGAAAAGTAAAGCTGCTTGGGACCGAATCGGAGGAATACTCCCATGATGTTCAAACTGGGAATATACTCTGGTATCATTTGTGCTATCTTATGGATGTTCTTTGACCAACGTTATCTTACTCGATGGTGGCTATTTCGAAAAGGTAATAAATGGTTGAAATCATCCTATAGAAGAAGTGTTATCCTCAACATCGCTGTAGCTACTGGATTCTTTTCCATACTAGCTAGAGCTTTAGACATGATTAACGCTCTCATTGGCACAATAGTAATACTAGCACTCGTAAGCGTATATCACACAGTGCTAGTCACGAAGAACAAAGCTTTAAATTGGAGAAAAACATGATTGGTTTTATTTTAACCCTCATAGCTGCTATGGCTATGACATCTATTTTCTTCTCTCTTGTTTCATACTTCTTTAACATGACAGCATTCTTACTGTTTGTTCTACCCATGATGGCCATCATGATAGGTGGCTTCAAACTCTATAAATTCATCAGGAGGTAACACACCATGAAAAAGAACGAAGATGGAACCTTTAACGTAACTACCAACGAACTGGGCGACCTCATGAAAGACGTAGTAAAGAAAACACTTGAAGAAATACAGCCCAAAAAAAACAAAGCAAACGTCATCGTCAACTACGGCATCGGCACCGCTAAACTCGCAGTCGAGAAAGGCAAAAAAGGAATCAAAGCCATCACCGACGCAGCCAACCGCCTCAACGACAGAATTCTCGAAGCCGCAGAGAAGAGAAAACATGACGTTAAACAGAAAAAACAGATGGAAAAATTCATCAAGAAAATGGCCGAAAAGGTCGAAAAAGGCGAGATAGATATCCCCGAATAATCTTCTCCTTTGGGACAGCTTGTATAGTGTCCCTCCTTTTTTAACAACCTCCTATGAAACTTATTCTGCTATTTTTAGCATGTGTGTTGTTTACATTTGTTAAACTTATTCTGCTAAAAATTAAAAAAACAAAATGATAAACTTATATAAATAAACTTATATAAGTGCTATTGTGTGGGTGTAATTTTATTATGAGTAAAATTATTTTGGATAAACTTGTCTTAGACCCCTTGTAAAAAGTTAGACCAATTTTGATAAACTTGTTACTATTGTTCTGTATTAATAGGTGCTAGTTTAAGGGGTTTTAGTCAGACTAAATTTGTGTGTTTATTTATGGTGCTATTGGTGGATGTAGTTGTCATTTGATAACTATATTTGGAAGGGTTTTTGGTTGTGATTTATAACAACAATCAATAAACAAAATCAATCCCAATAATAATATCATTAATAAAAACATAAACTTATACCCTAAGCTATAACAATAGCTATAAATAAACTTATAACAATTTCAATACTTTACATTATATGCCACTGTAGAGTATTAAACACATAGGAGTTTATATGGAACGATTTAATAATATACTCTATATTATAATGAGTATGTTGTTCTTCATTAAGAAAGGTATCAAGGTTTTATTTGGTTATTTCATTGATAGGTTTATACCTATAGTTATTACGTTGCTATTACTTGGGTCTGCTACTGCATTTAGTTACTTTTGTGTTTGGTTATACTATAACTGTTTTATTGTCTTTATCATCTTTATTATCTTCTTTTGTTGTTTTGTTGGATGGATGAGAAGTTTAGAAGGTGATGATAATTATACCTATTAGATAAAGAAGGATAAACTTATATGGAACTTTCTAGAAAGACTATATGGGAAGCTTTTATGCATGTTGTTGATATATGTAATAATAGTGGTTGTAGTGAGTAAGGATGTCATAGAGATAAATGGGAAGAAGTATAAGGTTGAAGAAAATACCAAGATTATTTGTCCATGTTGCCAAAAGGAATATGGATCTCTCCTTGATAATGGATTATGTTTATGGTGTGATAGGGCATTCAATGCTCATCTGCATCATAAAATATATAACCTTGAGGAGAAAATACGTGATCTTGATAAAGATCGGTGTAATCTTGAAAAGGAGAATACTGATCTTAAAAGCAAGATATACCTTTTTTGCTTGTATTGTCTTGGATCTTTATTGGTTGTTGTACTATCACTGTTATGAGTGGTAAAGCTCTCAATAAGTTTGGGACTTTGACATTCATGCTATCTTTGGCGTATATTTTTACGTATTACTTCTATTAGGAGAGGATGTTAGTTGTGAAGGCTAAGTATCTTTATCATTTGTCTTATTCTCCTAACCTTAAAGTTATGAAGCCAATGTATCAGAAGAATGCTGCTAGTGGTGAACCTATTATAGAAAGGATATGTTTTTCTAAAACTATTATAGGTTGTTTCTATGCTGTTAATCTTTATAATTATGGGAAGAATAAGCATAGGATGTATTTGTATAGGACTAAAGAGCCTGTTACATATGCTTTACCATATGGCGTAACTGATGCTAAGGTTAGTGGAGAAGTTTGGAGATTTAAAGAAACTGAAGTTGTCAAGATTGGTTCTTTTCATCCTTTTTGGTTGACAGCTATCCCATGTGTTAGTCGTGGTAGTAAGTACTGGTGGTCATATCAGAAACAAGATATACGTACTATTAGAAGGGTATTTTGTCACAGTCATATAGTCTTTAAGTTTAGAGGCAGTGATAAATATATCCGTATAAGGTATAGCCAATTAAAAGAGAGAGCAGAGAAGGAGTAAACATGATCAGATCATTAACTCTGGAAGAATGGAGTGCTATTCGTGGAATGGGCAAAATGTAAAGATTGTCATTATGAACAATATATGTTTAATGAAGATACCACTTGTGGTTGGTGTGGAGGAAAGTTGTCTATTCTTCCTAAGAATAATAAGAAGTATTACAAAAGATATAAGTAAAAGGAGAATTTAACATGAATATTATAGATGCGTGTAAACAATTTAATCCTAAGAAGCATGAGTATATGACCAATGCACGTCTCTTTTACAAATATATACCCAAAGATAATGGTGAGCTTGAATGTGTTGGCGGTAATCATAGACTTCACTTTGATATCAATCTTATCGAAGGTTGGGAACTTGTTAAAAAAGAGCAAAGGATAGATGCTGGATGTATTATCAGAATAAACGGATATGACTATATCCTTGTTATCATTGATGATGGCCATTCTCTTAATAGCTATCTGTTCGGTCCAGACTACAAATTGGCGGTAATATAAAGTTTCAAAGATAGTTTTCAGCAATCAAAAAACAATTGACTCTTAATCAATTACGTAAATACTATCTGTAAATCAAACTAAAGGAGAAAAAGACAATGACTAAAGCAGATCTCGTTAAAATCAATGCAGGTATCAGCAAACTGGTTGCAAGCGGTAAAGGCAAAGTAAACTGTGCAAAGAAACAAGCTGAAGTTCTGAAAGGTCAGCTGTCTTTGAGCCTTTCCTCTGTAGTTGACAACCTGAAGCGCAATGGCGTAAAGGTGCATTTCGTAGAAGAGCTTTCGTAGTCACGTTATCTTTATCATTGGGATAAGATAGCTTCTGTCGGATAGAACTGATAAACTAAAGTGTGTCCTGGAGGTCACATGATCCGAGCTTCTCTGTAATTGGGTGTGCTGGCGCACCCTAATAAAATGCCAGGTAAAACTATTGAGCTAAGTATATCTAAATGTGTATATAAGGTGGGGAAGAAATTCCCCATCTTACCAGAGTATATAAAGAAATTTATCTCCACTCTGACTTTGAAACAATTAAATATATGACTAACTATTGCAATGCAGCATATAACCTTGGCTATCAACAAAGGAAAATGGAAGAATATTCTGAAAAATTAAAGATTTCTAACAACAACTAAAAGAAAAAAAGGAGTCTGTAATGAACACACCAAAACACAATGGTTTTGCAAGAACTAAAACAACAAATGGAGCAGGTGCATTTACTTCTACTAATAACAAGCTGGTAGATCTGTTTTTTAACATTGGTGCCGCAAGGAATAACCTTGAAGGTATCCGTCGTAATTTTGCTGATGCAGTTAAGCAGGATGAGCTTAAGGCAACAGCTATTCTCCTCTGGGCGCGTGATATTCGTCACAATGGTGCTGGTGAGAGAATTGTTTTTCGGACACTTCTTAAAGACCTCATCTCAATGAATAAGCCTGGTTATACTAAAAAGGTTGTGGAACTTATTCCTGAGATCGGAAGGTTTGATGATCTCAAAGCAACATATGGAACAAGGCTTGAGAAAGTTGCAACTACCCTTTGGGCTGATGCTATTCTTGCCAACAATGTTCTCGCTGCAAAATGGGCAAAAAGGGATGATAAAATCCTTCAGAAAGCTATGAATATGAATGAGGCTCAGCTTCGTCGTCTTCTTAGCTCTGTAAGGAAGAAGTTTATTCCTGAAGCTAAGATGTGTGCTAACGAGTGGGAAGCTATCGAATATGATAAGATTCCTTCTGTATGCGGTATGCGTCATGCCAATGCATTTAAGCGCCATGATGGTGAAAGGTATGAGGCTTTTATCAACTCGAAAGAGACTAAAGTAAATGCTTCTGCTGCTTTCCCTCATGATGTTTATCGTATGTATAAGTGCGGTGAGAACGCTGAGAGTGTAACTAAGTATTGGGAGAATCTTCCTCAGCTTGAACTTATGGGTAATGTTCTTCCTATAGTTGACGTTAGTGGAAGTATGTGTTATCCTGCTTCTGGTAAGATTAGCTGTATGGATGTATCTATTTCATTGGGTACTTACCTGTCTCAGCAAGTTAAAGGTATCTTCCAGAATACGATGCTTACCTTTAGTGAAAATCCTACTCTGGTTTCTATTCCTAAGACAAGGGACATCGGGCAGATCTTTAACTTTGTACAACGAATTCAATGGGGTGGATCAACTAACATTGAAGCTTCATATGATCTGATTCTTACTAAGGCTAAGCAGATGAATGCAGCCCAGAAGGATATGCCTACACACTTGCTAATATTGTCAGATATGCAGTTTAACGAGTGTGCCAGAACATACACTTATAATCGCAAAACTGGTAAATATGAATATGGTACAAAACCTGAAACTGTTCTTGAGAACATGAAGAAGAAGTTTCAGGCTGCTGGATATAAGATGCCTAACCTTGTGTTCTGGAATCTTAGTGCTTCATATGGCAATTATCCATGTACCAGTAGTGAGAATGGTGTAGCTCTTGTATCTGGCTTTAGCCCTAATGTTCTTAAGGCGATTCTGAAGGGTGAAGAGATAACTCCTGTAACAATTATGAATGAAGCAATAAAACCATTTATAGCAATGCTTCAGTAAACTTGGCTCCTTTCTTTATATTATCTATAGCCCATAATGGCTGTAGATTAGTATAATGAAAGCATATTTTTTGTTGCTCTGGATTAGAAAGGTCAAAGCTGGCACATGGTTTAATATGATCTATGTGCCAGCCTTTTCCATAATTACTCCAAGTCATTCCATCTTGAAATTGATTTGATAGGTGTATTTTTAATTCTTCTAGAGTGCATCCAAGAAGATCTTTTGTATGGAAGGAAAATGTATTTGCTTTTATCGCTCTGCTTAATCTGCCTCTTAGATTAATTAGTATGCGAAATAATGGATCATTTTTACGACGATTACGCATATAATTATTTGAGCTATTTCTGTAATAGTCTTTGTTATTCTGATAATGTTCTTTCCGTTTTTGAATAATCATATTTAAAGTTATGTAGCTTATTTGATTCATTTATAAACTCTTCTAATGTTTTCTTTTTTGACATATAAACCTCGAAAAAATATTTTTAATTCACATGTTAATAGCTAAAAACAATATGTTCTAGCAGTAGAACATGTAAGGAGAAAAATATGTCATGGATAAAAGACTTAAGCGTCTTGGTAAAAGAAACAGATATTGTGAATAAGGTTTCAGTAGCAATAGACGCTATTGCTCAAAAATTAAATATTGCTGCTGTGCATGTTTATGAAGTCTTTACTAAACAGGTTATAGCAGAAAGTATAGCCCGTATCGTTTTGTATGGAGCATATGGGACAGTATGTTTGGCAACAGCTATTCTGTTCTGGAAGATGAAAAAACAAGCAGAGTGGAATCACTCTGGAGAACCTGATAATGCATATGCATGGGTTCAGTTTATATCTGCTATTATATTCT